GGCCGTATTGCTCATAGTGCTGCTGAGGGGTCAGACCATGCTCCTTTAAAGCATCGAGCGTACTGTCAAGGTCCCATGTCTTGCCCTGATAGCCTATATCGTTGAGCTGTGCTACCTTGTTCTGCATGTAGGCGTCTGGTTTGAACGGCGTGGGATACAAGCTGGGGGTTGTTGACGTTAGTCCAGATCCAGACTGACCAGTCGTTTGGGGCGACGGCGCTGGATTATAAAACCCTTCATTCTTTCCATACTGCTGGTAATGCTGTTCAGGGGTTAGACCTGCCGCTCTGAAAGCATCGAGCGTGCTTGCCAAGTCCCATGTCTTGCCTTGGTATCCAGTCCTGTTTAAATCGGCTACTTTCTGCTGCAAATAGTCGTTTGCGTTAAATGCCATGTTATACGCCCCATCCTTCTTGGATATTGATTTTGTTCAGATCTTCCATGGTTTCGGCATCCTCAATCTGTGCCTCTTTTGCCTGCCTGACCATTACCACGCCGGCCCTCAGTGCTTTCATGGAATCTTTTCTCTGTAAAATTACTGCGGCAAGATCCGCTGCCGTGGGATATTTCACCCCGATTTCAGCAGCCATATATTCCCCCACAGTTCCGTCAATTTGGAACTGGTCAGCTTCCGAAATTAGAAGAGGCCAGGAAATCGCTTCCCATTCCGAATAATCGGACATTGCGTTTGACAAAATGTTTTTGGCGTATTGGGACAGGTCTTTGTACTTTTGGTCCTTGGCAGCGTCAAATTCGGCCTGTTTTTTAGCTGTTCCTTGAGTGGTCAATGTCCATGTGCCGTCATAGGCGTAATCGCCCCCTGTCCAACCGGTGGGGATAGAATCAACCGTTTCAAGGGTGTGTGTTTTGGTCGAGACAGTCGGAGATCGAAAGCCCGGACCGAACAACCCTTCTGCGGTCAATTCCAGATCTTCCCCGGCATGGGTGACGATGTTGTTTTTGTCTTTGATTGTTTTCATGCTATTTCAACCTTTTCGGCGTATAGGTAATTGGATGCAAGGGCGTTCCGGTAGACGATTGCGGCGTTGCTTCCTGAAAGGAGTGAGGTGTCTCCATATTGCATGATCGCCTCTGCATTGAACCCAATAGGTATTTTGTTCTGAATTTGCAGGATGCAATCTTTAGTGTCTGCTGCTCCCACTACTTTGATTTTATACAGGTAATTTTCGTAATTCTTTTCGGATGTAAATAAAAATACCGTATCAGAATCGAACAGGAAACCACCTATGGGTGCATAACTAAAATCGTGTTGATCAGAAAAAAGATACCGCTTGTTTGTGATTGTTGTCCCGGAAATACTACATAGCACCATATTTAGGGATATACCAGAATCAGCTGATTTCATACCAGCAACCATAAAATAAGTAGAGTCTATAACCACAGGCATGTGATAACCTGATGAGTTTACTGAACCTACAGTGCTTGTGTCTGACCCTATAGCAAACCCGGTTGAACTGTTCCATGTTATGATTGCACTGAATACGCTTGTGATTGCCGCGCCTGAATGAAGCAAAACGAATTTCGCATCAGTGGCATCCCCGGATATTTTGGCGGTTTTGGGGTAGTAGCGGACGATTCCGCCCAATGTGCTTTCAGCGGTGGTGCTTCCGAAGTTGGCTCCGTCCCAGGATAGCACTTGAACTACTGTGTACTTGTTTGTGTTTTGATATGCTACAAAAACCAAAGCCGATGTGATTACATGAACATTTGTATTTGTTATTGTATCAGCATCCTTAAACTCGTATGTATCCGTAACAGTTAGCGTGTCAGTCCCATCCCATGTTATCGCTGCGATGTACCCGTCTGAGTCTGTTCCTGAGTAAGCAACAGCGACAACGGTCGCAGATATAGCGTCACATGAAATAAAATTTGCCTGTGTGGTATCAAACTCAAGGATATTTGAAACCGTTATTGTTGCCCCGAATGTCAAAACAGCACAAAATCCGTCTGCACCCGTTCCGCCCCACGCCACGAATAACTCAGTTGCAGACAGCGCGCAACTTGCAATATAATCAGAAGCATCGGTGTTGCACTCAGTTTTCAGCGTGTTCATTATCAGGTCTGCCGGGGAAGATGCTTTCCAGGTTCCTGCTGCCGTTGAGTTGTCAAGCAGGGATAGGCGACCTTGTGAATGGGGAGCAACGGAGGCGATGAAGCCCCCGGAGTTGTCTTTTATACCGAAGCGGTAATCTCCATCGTTGATAATGACGTATGTGTCCGCACCCTTGTAAAGCCCGGTTGCATCGGGGAGATTGACGTATTTGTCAGCGGCGGTTATGGTTATTTTCTGGACCCGGTTTGAAGCGGAAGTCAATGTAACGTCAACGGCCCCGGAAGATGTGTCGGCCTCGGCCTTGGTGGTGATATTTGCGATACTTACAACCCCGGAAGCGACAGATACAAGGCCGGTGTCGGCGCTGCGTTTGATCTTTTGGCCTGTGACGCCATCGAACAAAACAAGCTCAGAGTCCACTGACAAGGCTTCATCGGTTCTTATCCGATTTGCCCATGATGATGTTGACCCGTCAGTGATAAGAGATTTGCCTGAATTTCCAGTCTGGATGGGAAGTTCTGCGTTGCCAAGAAGGGTGATGTCATCCCGAAACGTGTCAAGGCGTGCGCCAAGGTCTGTATCCGTTCCCCTTGCATCCTCTATCTCCGCAACATAGGTGGTGATGTCATCCTGAAACGTGTCAAGGCGTGCGCCAAGGTCTGTATCCGTTCCCCTTGCATCCTCTATCTCCGCAACATAGGTGGTATATAATTCCGTCAGCATCTCCTTGATTTTATCAAGAAACGCTGATTTCCCTGTGGTGTCGCCGCCATAGTCTAAGTAACCCATTATTGCTCCAACGCTCTGTATGTTATAAAGATTCCATCGAAAAAGACCGGATAGCCTGAAATGAAAACGTCTGAAACTTCAAGCTGTGCCGATACTACATTGAGGTTTATGTCAAAAAATAAAGGTGTTTGCTCCGGTGATATGGTAAACAGCATATCGTCAATATCCATGGTCAGCTCGTCAACGGTCAAGGCGTCTGACATCGGGAATGTGACGGAATAAGTATTCACCGATTCCAGGGTGTTTCCGTCTTTGTAAATATCGAAGTTGAAAGTTGCCCCTGCTTTTGAATGCCCGGCAAACTGAACCATGATCAGATTGAACTGTCTGGCAGGCATGTCTATCCGGGCGGTTTTAAAAGATGGATAGATTTGAGTTGTGGTCAGGTCTTTGTATTCGGAAGTGTCAAGATTGTAAACGTACCCATCACTTGAACCGATTAAGAAGCCGTCAACCGTGGGTGAAAAACAGGTTGGTGTAACAGGTAAGTCATATCTGGTCCAGGGATACCGTACCTGTCCGCTCTGGTCTCTTATGGCCTGTTTGGTGTGGCAGATATTGACATAGTCCGAACCGGGCATATAAAGCCAAAACTGACCATCCGCGGGGTGGTATCCTGTGATAGCAGAAGATGACCAGTAAGAGGCAAGCTGGTCTTTTATTGGGTCCGAAGCCGAAAACGTTCTCAGATCTCCGTACTCCTGAACACCGGACAAGGCATCCACTCCGTCCGAAGGAGCGGTCCAGATATCCGATCCGGTATTTTGGATGGTGTCGGATGTGGCCCATATCCTTTGGAACAAAAGCGGAAGGGAATAGTCAGATGGGCTTGAACCTGTGAGTTTGCAAAGGAACGGCTGATCTTGTGTGCCGTAAACATAAAGCTCACCGTAAAGGTCTTGGGCTGCACCGATTTTGAAAGAGGTCCGGCTGTTGTCAATCGTCGTGACATAACCGCCGCCGTCGATTGTGGACCAATCCAGGTGTGACAGATTCCCGAAACTCAAAGACCCGGGATAGTCTGGATCGTAAACAAACACGCGGGTATTAGACACAATCGCCCAACCTGCTTTTGGGGGGAGGCCGGGGTTGACCCTCATTACCGGATCTTTGGTCGTATCCGGGGTGGATCCGGTTGTAATAAGCGCCCCACCCGATGCAACTGTGGTATGAGAGATGTTAAGGTTTGACCCTTTTATCAAACAATAATAAGTGGTGTCCGCTTCCAGTTCGTTTGCGATTGTTCCGAAATTGATCTCGATGTAATCCGCTGAAGCTGACGGAACGGTGCCGGTATAGGCCACGGTTGCCATGACAGTTGAATCGGAAGGATCGACAATCTCTGCCGTGATAGAGGCAGGGTCCACTGATTCCTGACAGTGGACCCATACCCTTGTTGGGGGTATGGTCAGGGAATTGCCCCAATCCGGCGTTGTAAAGGTACACCCGGTTCCACTTGCAGAAATCGCCGTGGTGCCGTCCTGATCCCCTGAATAATTGTTATACATGGCCCCGCCGGCAGTATTGGTTTCATCCCCGTCATCATAAGCCATCTTAACCGCTGTTACGCCGTCCAGGTATTTCAGGTACGACCCATCACATATAAGGGCAACGTTATTGTATGGGGCTATTTTGGCCGCTCCATCGATGGTTCCGATCAGAGTCGCAACGGTGCCGTTTTTGTAGTAGCATTTGTACCCATCTGCAACGGTGCCCGCTGTAATAATGGTTCGGGTGGTGCCGGCGATGATACAGTCCCGAATGTCCACCACATTTTTCAGATCGGTGGTGATCAGCTTTACCACGGGCGGCCTGGTTTCCAGTCTGCCCCCTGGGTTCATTTTGAAATCGATGCATTCTTCCAGTTCCTGGGGCTTGAGAAGCAAGGGGGGCACAGAGGTATTCTCTCCCAAGGGGAAGCCCTGGTAGGCAATGTTTCCTTCTTGTTTTCTGGCCCGTGGCCTGGCTATATAAGGCGGGAATCTTAACATCAGTACCCCAGGTTGCGTTTTTGGCTGAACGATCTCCTGACCACGTTACCCATAGCAGCATTGGTGAAAAACGTCTGCAATGCGTAATCCCCGGAAATATCTCTTTCAACCCTGTTCTTTGCCACCATAATGACGGCTGTTTTCAGAGCGTCGTTGAACTCGTCGGCATAGGGCATGGAATCTCCAAGAGCCAGTTCTGTTGCCTTTTCGTGATATTGGAGGTAACAGCTTGTGTCCGATCCAGCTGCCCTTTCAAAAACCAGGTTGGTTTTGTGGATGGCGTAATAAGCCGGGGTCCCGGAGGATGTTTCCTGCTGCCATCTTTTTACCACTCGCAAATCCTTTTTGGTCAAAGGATCATCGTCGATCTCAACCGAAATGGGTGAAGAAAAATCAGAAGGCAAGGCCACATAATTATTGCCGGATAAAATCGTCAGAGTGTCGTCAGCAAACACCCGGTCACTTTTGACAGAAGCAAGGGCGGAGTTTAAGGCCCGGACGCACCGGTTATAAAAATCAACCAGCATTGCATCCGTGTATTGAGTCTCGCTTTCATCCCTCAGATCATACCGGATTGCAGCTATTTCAGTTGTGATTGTGGCCATTTATAAACGGGGGGATTTCTCCCCCCGCCTCCGTTTATCGTTGTTTGAAACTCAGCATGGTTGCGATAACATAGCCCTGAAACCCGTCGATATCAACATCCCCGTTGGTCGTCTTCGCGGTGATGTCGATGGTGTCAGCAGATGAGAAATACAGCGGCTGGCCGCGCTTGTTGCCCTTGTCCACCACAACGCTCATGGTCATGGATGCAAGGTTCACGGCGGTCCCGGTGGTATTTGAAAGGACCACTGTCACTGTGTCTTCCGCCGTTACGCTGGCACTGATCATCAAATCCGTCACGTCGATGCTCGGGATAGCTGTCACCTTGTCGCCCAGAGACGCCCCGGCCACAGTGATATCCTTGGCCTCGATAGAGGTGCCGGAAATTACATAAGCCGTGACTGTCATGGACGCCAGATCAATGGCCCCGCCGGTGTTGTTGGCAAGAACCGCCGTCACGGTGTCCGCTGCCGTCACAGACCCGGAAAGAATCAAGTCTGCCAGGTCAATGCTGGCCGTGACAATCACCCGGTCGCCCAGGGCCGCACCAGTTACCGTGATTTCCTGCGCTTCTTCGTCGCCGTCGGCAATGCTGGCCGCGTCCCATGTGGCGGTACCGCTTAACATAGCGGGGGCCGCAGGAATCGAAGACGCATCCCAGGTATCCGATCCGGTCAGAATCGTCGGGACGGCCCCGGTCACATCCAGGTTGAGATTCGCACCCCAGTAATCAGCGTCAGATCCATATCCCAGGTCGCACGTCGCGTCTGCCGTCTCTGCCGTGGACGCCTGTAAAAAGCAATCCAGAACCAGCGTTTCCGCCGGCACCTGAACAACCTGGGCCACATCCCCATCACCGGCATCAATCGTCTGTTGGGTGCAGTCGATATAATTTCGGACAACGGTAATCTGACCGGGTTCAAGGACCGGCTGCTGCACAGATCTGGTGCCCTGCACAGAAGCGTTAAGGAAGTTCAATGTTGCCATGTGTCACCTCCTTAATTGCTGTCAACGTGCTTGTACATCAGTGCGAACACCTCAATCTTTGCGCCGTCGATATCCACATCTGCCCCATCGGTGGTTGCAACGATATCGATAGTGTCTGCGGATGCAAAATACACCGGTGAATCCAGCATACCCACAACAGCATCTGCCGTGGCCAGGGATACGCCATCTCCCCACTCGTCCACATCGCCCCCGTAACCCAGATCCACAGTACCGTTTGCGGTTTCCGCGGTAATCACTCTGATACCTGCTCGGAGAACAGTTGTTTTTGCAGGAATCTTAAGGACCTGAGCCACATCCGCCTCACCGGCATCTAAGCTTTGGATGGAAAAATCCACAATGTTTCTGCGGACAACGATTTCGTTTTCGTGCAGGGTCGTCTCTGCCGGGTACATAGCCCCGGAAATAGATCCATTGGTAAAGTTATAAGTAGTAGCCATGTGTCACCTCCTTAGAATGCGGCTTTTGCGTAACAGGGGACCGTAATCGTTCCATAGTCCTCACCGTCAAACACGGATTTTTTGATACCGAACACGCATCCTGCCTTGACAAACCGTTTGTCATTTGCGTCACGGAAATACTCGAACCAGTTCAGCAGGTTGTTCCCGCCCATTTTTTTCTGCTCCATCTTGTCGTAGGCGTTACCCATGGCAAAACAGCCAGCCCGGGCAGCAAGGAACAGGTTCCGGCGCACTTCGCCGGATGCGTCAGCGGCGGCCCTGGATTTGAAAATGTCCTGGGATTCAAACAGGATGGTGTTGTTGTAAACACCCAGGGCGCCGGTAAAGATCGGGTTGTCTTTGCCCCTGTTGTTTGCTTCTCTCTGGATTTCCATCCATTTGCTGGATGTGGACCCGCCGACGTTCAGCTTCAGGTCGGTCACGGAAAACGGGTGCAGTACCATAACCCAGTGCTGTTTCCCGTCGATCATAACGGGTACCATCCGGTTATCCTGGGTCTTTGCATTCTCGATACAGTAATCGATCAGAGGCAGGGTAAATCGGTCGTTGGTGGTCAGGGTTGCCTCGGACGTTGCGGACCCAGCATAAACGACGTGATTGCTGTCGTATGCTGTGGTCCCTGCTACTGTCCCGCCCGCCTGCGCGTGGTTGATGGTGATGTCGCCGCACAGATACCGGAACATGTAGGATTCAAACTTTCTTGCCCACCATCTACCCAGCGCCCAGGTTGCGGAATCTCTCAGGTCGTGAACGGTTCTCTGAGAACTCATCAGGGTCCAGCCGGTTGCGTGTCTCAGTTGTTCGATGTTGATCGTGTCCTGCTGGAAGTCCAGATTCTCCTCGTTGCCTTCCAGTTCGTTAGAACCGGTCACACCATCCTGCCCCAATTCGACCAAAAGATCGTACTTGATCTGGTCGCCGTTGGCTTTCTCCAGGTCTTTGTGCCAGTAAATAAGGGCATCTTCGCCCGTGCCCAGGAACTTCTTAAAAAACAAAGTCTGACCCAGGGCTACCTTCATCAGTTTCTTTCCCCAAATCTTTACGGTCTGGGAGTCGTTAGTACCAAAATCTAATTCAGCCATCTGTTACCTTCCTTTTTCTTTAAGCAGCCGTTCCATGCGCCTTTCTTCGTCCGGGCTTAACCGGAGAAAATCTTCAAGGTCCATGTCGGCGTATTTTTCCAGTGATTCTGTTTCTTTGCCGGTGCCTGATCCGATCACAGTGCCCAGGGCAGCGGGTTTGTTTTTGGGTAACGGCTTGTGTGCTGAGACTGGATTTTTTGCTGCGGCGATTGCGTCAAGGGCTTTTGCGGTGTAATACTTCCCTCCGTTTAAATACGCCTGCATCACCCGTTCAGGATCGCCGTCCGGGTATTTGGCCCGAAACTGAGATTGAAAACTTGGGTGTGACGCGATCTCATACGCAATATCTTTGGCAGCCTGGCGGTCGGGTGGCATGTCGATCTGGTTCTGATTGACAAACTGATCAAACATTGCTGACAGGTATTGGCTTTGCTCCTGCAACACGGGGAACGCCTCTTTCCAGCCTTCCTTCTGGCTGAGAAAATCGTTCATGCTTTCCTGTAATTCACGCTGCCGCTGTGTTTCTGTCAGTGTGTGCTTGGTTTGGTTCAGTTCAGACTCAAGAGCTTGAAGTTTTTTCACCAGATCGTTGTTCGCCGGGATTCTGTCGATAGGGACAAACGCGTTTCCGTCATCGTCAAAATCAACTTGTATCCGGTCAATCTTCTGATCTCCATCCACCGTTTCCGTGTCTGCCTTTGCGGCCTTGGTCAGCTCTATTTGTTTTTCTAAAGCTGCCAGTCTTTCCTTGAGCGCCTTGGATTCCTCTTGTGCCTGTCTTGCCCGAGCCGCTGCAGATGTCTTGGCCTGCAAAATGCCGTTGTTCGCCTTTTCCAGTTCTTTCAGCCGTTCGTTCTGCTGCTCGATGATTTGTTCAGGTGTCAGTTCCGAGGCCGGAGTCGCCTTCTCGTCTCCCGTTTCGGTTTCTTCCTGCTCATCGTTTTTGACTTCTTGCTCTTGGACTTCGCCCTCTTCCTGATCTTTGACCTCTTTGACCTCAACTTCCTGGCCCTCGGCTTCGTCCTCACCCAGCATGTTGTCAATGTCCTGTTCTGTGACCATTTCTATCTCCTTAGCTCCCGATTCTGCCCGGAGGCGGCATCTCCCGATGGCCCGGAGGCGGCATAAATAAAAAAAACCGGTAAACCCCTGTGTGGGATTCAACCGGCTCTAATGATGCTCTGGTTGTGCCTTGCGGCTATGTTGTTATGCTATTTTCCGTTATCTATCCTATCTTTCCAGTTTGGGTTTTTCTTTTCCCATTCTGTGTCTTTTCTTTTTAGCCTACCCTCAACACCATACATGATGTTTCCGAACAGGTCCCAATAAAGGCCCTTGGCATGACTTTCAAGCCGGGAAATATCGTCATAGATTTCAGAATTGTCTTTTTCATCAAGAAAGCCGAGATCGGATAAAAGCTGGTCAGCAACACTTTCCCAAACCTCATTGAGAATTTCAATTTGCCCGCGCAACCCGGCAACGGCTTTCAGGCAATTCTTTTCTTTTTCCGTCATTTCTTTTTGTGCTTCGTCATTGGTCATTCTTTGTGATCCTTAATGATATGGTTAAAATTATGTCCTTCAAATCCGGCTTGCGGATCATTTTTTCCTCAACCCACAAGCCATACTTCTTGGCAAATTCTATCAGCTCATTTTTGATTTGTAATGCCTGGGCCTGGGTCATTTATTCTCATCCAATTTCATATAGTCCCCCATATGGTCGGCTGGGATTGCGCCGTTGCTTGAGTCCGCCAAATATTTCATAATTTCGTCGTCCATTTTTCCCTGCCACTCTTCCTGCCATTCTTTGTCCTGAAAAAACTTGTGCCGGCAGGTAGCGGGCAACGTTACTTTATCGTCATATTTACAAATCACTCTGCCCCCTGGTTGGAAGTTACCATATTTTTTGATCCAATCTCCGTCACGGCCTTTGCCTTATCAATCCTTGTCTTTTCCCTCTGCCCTTCCCGTTTGATTTCAAGCTCGGCAATATCCACCCGGCGGTCTTCATCGGCGATGGTCTTTTCCATGGTCAATTCAGCGGCGGTGGTCTGCTGTTTCATTGCAAGCTCAGAATCTTTCATTATCTTGCGGTATTCGATTTCCTTGTCTTTCAGAGCCAGCGTGCCCCGCATTTTCTCGTTTTCCAAGGCCAGCTTGTGTTGTTTCTCTTGCATTTCAGCGCCCATTTGCTGTTGTGCCATTTGCTGTTGCATCTGGGCCATTTGCTGTTGCTGTTCCTGACCCCGCTTGACGTACTCTTTCCACTTCGTCTTTTCGGTCTCCGGCAGGTCCAGCTTATCAATGACGATTTCAGGGTTAACGGGAAAGCCTTTTGAAATCATGTCCATAAATATTGCAAGCTCGGACATGGTTTTGGTCATATTGGCTTCTGAGTATTCATATTTCACATTGTACTTCAGATCCCGGATCGCCCGGAGCGGAGCAACAAGGTTATACTCCTTGTCGATGATGTGGCCTTCCTGGATCAAGTATCGGTCATTTTCTCCCAGAATTTTCTGGATTTGCCAGTCCGGGATATACCGAACGACCAAGTGCGCTTTTAACCTGGCCAGCAGTTCCCTCATGCGCCGATAATTCTCAAACATCCTCGCCAGGATGGTCATGCCCTGCTGCTGTCGCAACTGGAGTACGATGCCCGGTTCCTGCTTGTCTCTGAACCCCATGAGGTCCGAATTGATCCCGGAGATCTGTTTCATGGATTCCCGGGAAACTTCCTGCATCTGGACCGACGCGGCAGGAAAGTCTATGGCGGTCTTTTCTTTGATCTTGCCAAGGCCACCCTCTTTCAAAAGGGTGATCTCATCCGGGTTGGTCCATGACTCTTGGGCCTGGTCTAGGTCGAGAAATGCGTCAACCTCCCCCATCAAGCCCACGCCCTGATTCGCCATCAGGCGGATTGACTGAAGCCAGCGACGGTTGCACTCTCGTTGTGGGTCGATCAGCAGCTTGACAATGCCATAATGCTGCAACGTCCGCTTTGATTTGTCCGGGTATGCGTACATCGGGATGACGGAAAAATGATCGCTGTGGATCGGGCTATCGTCGTCGTACAGAATATAGTCCCCGGTGTAGTGCAGCCACCGGACTTTTTTTCCGGGAACTTTCAGAACCTGATTGGGCGGCATGGCCTGAGCCGCTTCTAAATCAATTTCCTGTGACCGGCCCGGGTTGGTTTCGTCGATCCAGTAGTGGCGTGTGTAGTTTTCAAAGTATTCTACCTGACAAACCAACACCCGGAGATTTTCAAAGTCGTAATGGTCAATCAAAGAATCTGTGTAATCATCATCGAGCGTGTGGGACGGCTCAAGAAATTCATAGTTGGTGTGCTGGTGAAGGCTGCCTTGCGCGTGTGCATAAAAGATATCCGCCACCTTGTCGGCGTGATCAGGATATCGGACTTTGAAATCTTCCAGGCTGACCCACTTTTCGACAATTACATACCGGGCGTCGGACAGGTCTTGTTTCCGGCTTCCGGGATCAAGCTTCACCTGCCAGAACGGGGCGTTTTCTTCTACGAACTGGACCTCAGTCGGATTATCCGGCCTGGGCTGAACATCAACCGTCCTAAACCCCCTGCCTGTGACAACCGCATCCTCAAACGCCTCAGCGTCGAGAATCCGGGCATCGGTCTGGTTTTCCTCGATCCAGTCGATCAAATTCTGAACCACCTCGCACAGGAATCCGTCGGAAGATTCCACTGGTTGCAAGGTGATATTGATTTCGTTCTGCGCCCGTATCCCTACTATCAACTCAACCATGCTGTGAACGTAGTTCCATACCATCGGCTCGCGGCCCAGGGCGTCAAGCGCCTCTTTCTCAGCACTTGTCCACTGATCCCCGGCCTTGAAAGCGGCACACTTCTGGGCTTCTTGCAACCAGTCAATCGACGCATAGTGAGCGTTTGACCGCATCTCGCGGACCCGGGACAGCTTATCAAAGTCATCCTTGAGCTTGGATATGGGCGTCAGGAGGTCCATTAACCAAACATTTTCCCGTCGGGGGACATGGCGATAATCTGTGCAAGACTGATGACCATGCCGTTATCCAGGCCGTACGCGCCTTCCAGGATGCCGCCCATGTTCATGCGCTGGTGCAGCCGGCGGAAATCGCTCTCCGTGATATTGATCACGTCAGAATTGCTCATCAAAATGCCGGGTGTCGGTTCCTTTGTTGGTTCTTTGCTCATACTCGTAAGCCCCTTCTAATGTGTTTGTTTCGGGATATATATCTGTTCACGTCCGCCTGCATCTCAACCGGATTTTTCGGTGTCATCAAAGACATCATCACTGCGTCCGCGATATTGGGGGATTCGATTTTCAGCAGGCGTTTCATTTCATCTTTCGTCATAATCTGGATCAGCCCCCTGCTGTTTGGTTTGCGGGGGATACGGCACAATTCAGAGCGAAGCTTTTGGATATCCTGGATTTTGGAAGAAAAGGAAATCATTTGATCCGGATCGATGTATTGATTCTTTGTCACGGCCTGGTATGTATTGAACACCCGGTCCCGAAGCATCCAGTATCTTTGGGATCTCAGGTTTCTGAATGTCTCTCTGTTTGTCCTGCGTTTCGCATCATCCGGGAGAACCTTCCCCGGCTCCTGGTACACAGAGTCGGGGTTCTCCGTACTGTTCGACCCCCGGAACATCTCAACTTCAGTTTTCGTGCCCTCAAAAGCCTCCTGGATTTGCCGACGCAATGAAACGCCAAGGCCATCGCCATCCCATGTGAACCAGTCTGCGTTATTGTCCGCTGCGTAGCCCGTGGCCCAATCGCACCCCTCGTTGACGTCCCCGTATTTTTCGGCCATGGCATCCAGGATCACGGAACCATGGCGCAGGCACAAACCCTTATCATCCGGCCCCAGGTCTGAAGGATCGTGTGAAACGATTTTTGCTCCCAGGGGTTTGAATCCCAGTTTTTCATGGGCGTCAACGCAGGCATCAAACCATTCAGCCAGGATGATGCTGTTTTCCACGCTGTCATTAAATGCACCTTCCCAAACATGATCATACAGCGCGCGATCCAGGGTCTTGAAATCGTGCCTGCGTTCTTGTTCCAGGACATCCGGGAACCATGGATTATCGTTGTAATTGACGAATATAATCAGGTGCATGTCATCTTCATAGTATCCGTCCCGCTTCAATTCCGTGAGATAGGGGACAATGAACCGCTGGGAAAAGGGATCGGCTGATGACATCGGGTTGCCGGAAAACCATATTTCTGAATCTTCCTCCCGGACCGTGGGGGTCAGAATTTTGATGGAGTCTTTGGAAAGAAATTGCGCCTCTTCGACCCAGAAATATTTGAAACCGTGCATGGACTTTACAGCATCGATGGACCGGGCCAGACCCTTGAACCGGAACTTGCCTCCGGACTGGTGATCAATCGTGGCCTTGCCTATTGAGAAACCTGGAATTTTAATCCGCTCTATTTCGGCGGCCAGGAGCGCATGCACCGAATCTTCGATGCTGTTTTGATATTCCCGGAAGCATCCCACCTTTGCGCCCTCGGTCTGGGCCTTCATCGCCAGGACATCTGCAAACGTGGTAGACTTGGCAGAACCCCGGCCCCCGATAGCGATCTTGATGCGCTTTGGCTTTTGGAGAATCGGAAGCAGCTTTTTAGGGATCTGCATCTTTAGCATTTTTGGGCCTCCACAACCTCAATCCGCCACTTGTGTTCTATTGCCCCGCCACCCGGGCCTGATCTTTCCTGTTTATCCGGCACCTTGCCTTCTGTTCTATCAAGATATTCCCGGATCGCCCGGACCTTGCCGGCCATACCTTCAGTGTAAAGCATGGCCAGCAACTCGGCCCGCTGTTTAGTTGAATTTTTCTTTCTAACTTCGTAAGCTTCGTTCTCGATGGTTTGCAGTTCAGCCGGCGTGAAGTGCTGATACATGGTCTGGATTGTGATGCGGCAAAGCTTGGCGTATTCCTGGCGAGGGGGGAAATCGTTCTCCGGATCGCTCAAGAATTCAAGTATCTTGCGCCGATGTCGCTCTTTTGCCGTCATCTGTCAGGTTTCCATCAACATTTTTACCAGTGCTTTCGTTTTTGCAACATACTGATTTTAAAACAAAAAGTCTCAATTCTATAGGGGGTAAGTATTAACATAGTGTTAACCACCTAAAACATCCTCAAGTCTGCATGCGTCCAACTGATCATCTGGTCCAGCGCCTCTGCTTTGCGCCGCTTACATACGCAGTCCCAGTAATACAGCCACAGATCAATCTCCCACCCCTCTAATTTTCTACCCTCATCCATTTTTTGCCTCCGGCCCCATACTCTCCCACAACGGCGACTCCCGGTATTCCTTGCTGCTTGAGAACTGCCGAAACCGGTTCTTGCGGGACTTCTCGGGGTTTGCGCTGTTGTGCGTCCCGTCTGTGAGCCGAATCGTTTTCCCTGATTTGCTTTTTACCGTGTCTTCCATTCTAACCCCTTGTTTTTCCTGAATATCTGAGTACCAACCCATCCCTGAAACGCAAAATTTGGCCATGTTTTGGAGGCCGGTTTTTGGGTGTTTTGGCGTTTTCAGGCAGTTTCTTTGATTTTGGGTTGCCCCCACCCTTTGAACCGACGGAAAGCCGGGCGGGGGACTTTTTGCAGGTTCCCACAAAGATATGGTTTTGTTCCTTTGTCATGGCCTGAAATCCAAATTGTTGTCCCGGATCACTTGGAATAGGCTTTCTGACAAAACAGTAAGTGCGACATGATCCAGGTCTAAGTTGTTTTTAGCTTTTATCGCCTCTATAATTTCATGCAAAAAAGCCTCCGATATGTTATCCTCCGGTGTGTCTTTTTCGCTTTCGAGCGCGATCAGATTGTGATAGTTGTTGTACCTGCCGGAGCTGGACGAATGCGCTGTGTCTGCAAATTTAATTTTGATTGTGTGCCCGGCAAGTTTTATATTAGCTGGTATTTTCATCATCCCCCTGCGTAGCCCTGGGCTTGCAAATACTTAAATGCAGGGCTGCTTGTGTAACAGTTTTTGAACCCATATTTTATTTCGCCGAGGTGTCTCGCTTTGGCCGCTTCTATCTTATCTTTATGATATCCAAGGTGTATGGTTTTCCCGGATACCGCTATTTTGGCCTGCCATTTTTTTTGTTGCTTGGCCCATAACACTCCGGTTATCCCAGATCTATTATTACATCTAACCCCTGTATTTCTTACATTGCATTGTTGTGAGACAACACGCAGATTTTTAATTCTGTTGTCTTTCTTGTCTCTATTAATATGATCTATCCCGTGTTCTGGGAAATAACCGTGCATGTAAAGCCAAGCCAACCTGTGCGCGTAATAGGTGCCACCAAGTACAGTGACGCGGCGGTATCCATCGCCCATGTCCCATCCTGCTGTCCTGCCTTTTTTCACAAACTGATTGTTCCCTGTTTTTTTCCAAAGGAACACGCCTGTCTTGGGGTTGTAATCCAAAATAGATTTTAACCTATCCTGTGTTAATTCTTCTTTCATAAACACCGCCTTTAGTGCTTGCCTTAAAAAAGAAAACCCACAAAGGCCATAAGGCTTTGGCTGTTCGGTAGCTAACCTATTGTGGGTTGTGTTATTCATCATCCACCTGAGTGCCTCGGCACCCTCAAGCACCCCGGAGCCTGATTAAACATCCGCCGGCCCTTCGGCCTGACGTAGTTCTCCGGCATCTGATATTTCGGCTCAGGGGTGGGAATAATTGTAATCATCTCCGGCGTGATCTCCTTGCCAGGTGTGGGTTTCAATGATTTTCGGGTCCGCTGCGGCATAAAAAATAATCTTTTTGTGGATTATAACTATCTGGATTATACCATGTTTTCGGCCATTGTCAACCGGAAAATACATTTAATGCTCACGCTCATACATTTTTTGTACCCTTAAAAAAGTTTCGTTTTTATTTTCTGTATTTTCAGGGAGTTGAAACTTTTTTGCATTTTTTTTAAATTGTTTGCATTTTCCGCTTGACAGACTGATAAGCCTGATATACCCTATTATCAAACAACGGGCAATCAGCCCAAACCCAAACAAGGAGAAAAATCATGAAAAAAATTATAATGGCCGCAAAAAAAGCCAAAAAAGATGGATACAAGTACATGACATCCGTGGTGAGGTCCAAATATACCACCACGTACCATCACGTAAATGATATTGATGATGTTATTGAAAATGGGTGGGCACCAGCTCCACGGCATTTGCATGGATGGCGGATGGGAGTGACCACGGCACAGCTCCCGGAAAAATGTATCAACAAATCCGACGCCATTGCAAAATATTGCCAAGAGGTGTGATTTGTCTCAATCCTCTCTAATCGAGGCGGTGATTCGGACCAGGCGAAGAAGATTTTTCCGGGTCTCCGGAAGAAATCGCAAGTTAACCCAACCCAGCCCCGGTGTAACAGCCGGGGCAAACAAGGAGAATGACATGAAAAAAATTAGTAAAATTATTAACATGGGGAACGGAATCGTTCTTCATGGTGATCCTGACGATTACCATGAGAACAAAATTTACAGGGATAATAAAAATGCGGAAGCCGAATTCATCCGTAATGACCCGGGTGATTATGGGCAGTGCAAGAGCTGCCTGACAGGCAGAATTCGGTGGAATGGCGGCTCTGTTTATTCTTGCTGCGAATGCGGCAGAAAAGAGATTCGCACTACAAAAGAATTTGCGGCTTATAAGTAGCCGCTAACGCAACCAACACACCCGCGCCAGCCGGGAATTGAGCTGGGGCAAATAAGGAGGAAATATGGATAGATTACAGAATGAACCCCTTGCACAATTAGAATCCCGCCTGTGGCGTGAACACGCGGCACAGGAGTCAGCGGCAGCACGAGCTGCCACAACTGTTGCATTTCATTTAGACAACGGTGTCGTTGATGGCGGCGCAGTTGTCTCAAATTGGAACCCTCTGCCGGAGAATTTTGTTTTTTGGACAGAGGAATTGACATAACAGCCAGCACATAGACCCGGTCAAGGGGAACGCTGAACCGGAGATCACAAACCGCCTAAGCCAGGCATTTGGAGGTTATTATGAGACAATTTCCCGCCGATGGGCAGTTTTCAGTTGAACAACACCAGTTCGGACACTGGTGCGACTTGAGCTGGGAAGATTCCCGGCTCACCGCCTCTCCGTTTCCGGCCGAAAGGCTGGCACGGAAGGCAAACGTTCCAACCTGCCCAGTTTGCAGAGGGCAGTGGTGGTTCGAAGACAGGCCGTGTACCTGGTGCGAACCACAACCCTTTCTTTAAATCAGACAGGCCGCCGGAAAAGCAGGCATCGTTCCTACGGGAGTGGTGCCGGTTTTTTATTTTTACACACAACCGAAAGGAACAACCATGAAGACCATCACCTACCTACTCAGAAACATCCCCACCGCCCTGTGGGACCGAGCTAAGCACCGGGCCGTGGATGAAGGAATCAGCCTGCGGGAGTTGCTCCTGCAGGCCTTAAAAAGCTACTTGCAATAATAACCGCCCCGGTCACTTGGCCGGGGCTTCTATTCTCTTCCTCCGCCTACCAAAAGCCCCGGGCTCCCACCAATAATACGCGTCATAAAACCGCTCCCTCCCATACTGTCCCGGGCGCTCAAAAAACCTATCAACCGGCTTGGTGTAATCCTCCCTTCTGGCGCAGGACTCGTATTCCTCGCCGCACTCCGCGCATTGATAAACATTCCTGGTATTTGCAGGGCTGGACATTTTTTTTAAAGACAGGTGTGATTGATCCACAATAGCCTCTTTACCGTTACTGGTTCCGCAATATGGGCATAGCTTACTCATCTGTCCCGCCTTTCTCCCCGCCTTTCTCCCTGTCATCGATTCCAACCCCCCGGATGTGGTCAGTCCATATACGGCGCTTATGTATATCGCAAATGGTTTGAGGGGAGAGCCCAAACTCTTTCGCCAAATCAACGGCGCGCTCGCCTGCGGCCCTCCTGTTTCTTATAATAAACGCATCGGTCTCTGTTATTTTGGCCCCAGAATAAGCGGGTCTTTTCCCACCTGCCCAAGAGTGCTGTTCATTCTCCGAATATGTCACATACGATAGGTTTTCCATGCGGTTATTGGTCTTATCCCCATCTTTATGGTGGACACACAAATCGCTTTTTCCACAAAACACAAGCATTACCAACCTGTGCATGGAGTACCTCGTTTTTTTTCCCTTTACTGATAAGTCGATCTGTAGATACCCCCACTTGTTTGGAAAAGGCTTTAATTTTTTATTCCTTCTCCGTATTTCTCCTCGACTGCTAACCTGATATTGCTGTGCGCCTGGCACTGGTCTCCACTCAGTAACTTCACTCATCGTTGCACCTCGCTTCCGCGCGATCGGAATATCTGTCCTTCGTCCCGATTCCTCGCTTATAATACGCCAGCAAAAACATTAAGTTCACGATAGCGTGTGTTAAGTGCGGCCGACCGCTTTCTTCATCGACGTCATCCCCAGACCAAAAAGACCATTGGTGCCTTTGTGCTGCAGCAAAAAGCCTCGACCAAGACATACCCTTCGTCCAGTTATATTCCCCGTACTTTTCAGCCCCATGGGTGAAAATGATCGTGATTTCCTCCAGCACATCGCAGGGCAGAAGATCATACCGGGGTTTGCCATGGTCATTTTTTTTGCCGGGCTCCTGTTTTTGCTCCCGCTCAATTATCCTTGCCGACCTGATATACTCATCCGCGCCCTTGATCGGGGCGTTCGGGTCATGGATATTCCGGTCCGGGTTGCGCTGGTTGGTAAACATCCGGGCTTTTTCCATCTCCAAGTCCTGCACCGGGTAATTGTTTTTCCTGATCGTATCGCCATCAATATTCTGGTCCTCTTCCCTCCCTGCTTCCTGTAGTCCATCCTGTATCTTCCAATATTCAATACACTCGTCACACCGGCAGGTTCTGGCATGTAGCGTTTCTGAATTAATAAATTCTTTCAGCTTCCAGTGCGGCCTTGTAGGGTCTCGCAGACATTCGTCTGTTTTTTCAGACGGCAGCCTGCAAACCATAGTGTTTACCACCGTGTTGCCACAGTCATGACAGTCGTGTTTGATCTTCAGCCGCCAGTGAGTTCTTTCATCACCAGCCAGGCATTCGATGTGTTCTGCCTTTGTGAGTGTACAGATTCCATCTACCCGTAGGCCGCAGTTTTTGCAATGCCGCCTTGCTTCATACGTTGCTTGAGTTTCAGTCATGCCACCTTCTCCTTTCCTATCGCATTATAGGCATTGATCGCCTTTTCCAGACTCAATGTTTCGTACACTGCCCGCCCGGATACCATCACGACAAAAATCATCGTACCCAAAGCGGGGTTGCACTTCATCCAAAGGCGCTTGCCATTTTTCCCACTTGCCAAGACTTGAGGCATATCACAATTCAAAACTGATTTTTGCAATTCGTCACGTATCATTTTTTCTCCCGCATGTTGTACGCATTTAAAATATGATCAAACGACGTGCTTTCAACAAACTCTCCGTCGTCGACCTCCATCCGGTAGCTCGTGTTACCTGTTGCTGGATTTGAAATCATCCAGATCACGCCTGCATGGCCTGACAAAACGACGGATTTTATTTCTGTGTTAAAATCGGCTTTTTTGTATGTCATTCTGCCTCCAAAAAAATTTTACAGTCCTTGACCTCCATCACCACCGGTATTCCTTGTTGACATCCTCCCCTTCTCTTCAGGGAGGGGAGGATGTCAACTCCTTTCTGGTTTTTGGTTGCCGTGGTTGCTGATATTTTATCGGGCATGAAAACCTGTCGGGATATCAGCTATCGCTGCCACGGCCCAGCGGCTCAAGGAGGTAAGGAGCGATCCCGTGTTTCAAGCGGTCATTGCCGCCGTTGCGATTCGTTTTGCCTGTTTGCCGTTCATCTTTTGTTCCTTTCAGTTTCAACCCCTGGCCCATGCTACCGTATAGACCCAAGTCTATTCGTTAAAATTTGGCCTATTCAGCGCGCTCACAATTCATTTATTTTGACATTGTGAAGCGCCTCTACCAGCTTTTTTTTAAGCCGGTAGACAGGATTCTTTGCCGTTATGGCTGATTTTACATCTTCTACCACTTCAGATCCGTTTTTCATATACCTGAAATCAGCTTTGTAAAAAGCTATGTATTTTCCGTTTACCCTAATGTCAAATCTTGGCTGTGTTTCCAAATCTGATATTGCGCCGCATCGTTCAGCCAGTTTCAAACTTTGATACCTGGCCGCTTCTTTTTTTGAATCAAACTTGATGCCGTCAACTGTGATCTTGACAGCGCCGTATTTGTTTTTCTTTTCAGCCGAATATAGGTTTTTGTATGCCTTGGGGAGGTGTACCACTATACCCCATCCTGTATGTCACTTTCCCGTGCTATATCATTGCACCCCATAATCTCCCTCGCTGTTTTACCGGTAGCAACCAAAAGCCTCAGCGTATCTTGCATGTGTGCGTAGTCTTTTTCAAGCGGCTTTAGGCAAAGGCTGTCTGCAATGTCATTATAAAGATCCCACAAAACAGCGGCAATTTGTCCTTGAGTGGCAGATCCCAACGATGGTTGAGGTCCACCAGCCGATGTTGTATATATATCAAGTTTACACTTAATCTTGCCGCCATTGTTGCCTATTTCTTTTTCAACCTTCACCCTCATTGCTTGCCTCTTTTTTTATTTCTAATTGCCTACCATCTTCTAAAGAAACGATCCCCTCCATTATCCCGTGACCACAGCAAGAGGCAACCGTTCTGATGTTTGCCGCGTTTAGGGCAGCAACAATATCCGCAATACAAAAATCAATATCAACCCTCCTGCCCATTACGGGCATAGGAATTTGACATAGATACTCACCAAAACCGCAACATTTTTCTGGCTTGTCCATTATTTAGTATCCCCATCCTGTGTTAAGTCTGGATGTCATTTCCCCGCCTTTTCCGCATACCTGACCAGCAATTTCAACTGCCGGACAATCTCTCGGAGTTGCCGGACCTCGGCTTCGAGTTTGGATATTTTCTGATCTTGGTTCATGATATCACCTGTCCTTTCTTTCTCAACCCGGCTTCCTGGTCCGTGTTGACAAATTTGATATATTTCCCACACTTCGCACAAGACAGTTTTCTGTGTGGACCTGCCTTTTCTATTTTGAATTGTTCACTTCGGCACGCAAAGCACTTCTCCGGGGCTTTGGATTTGGCTTTTTTAATGAAACAGTGCTTGATCCACTTCTTGACCTCATCGCCAACGGGTTCTTTTTTGCCCCAATCCAGCCGGCTTGACGGCTCAGAACCAAACTTGTCCTTGTACTGGTGCAGGCTCCAACCATAACAACCGTTTTTACCCTCTCTGAACTCCCTCTCAAATGCAAATTGATTGAGCTGTGCCAGGAAGGATTGTTTTTCGATCAAGGTATATTCGGACCTTGCTTTCCGTTTGAGTTTTTCCAGATCCCCGTTCTCAGTCTCGATGTCCTGTAAATACTGCGGCTCAAACTGACAAGCCGGACACTTACGGACACCGGCAGGTTTTATAAAGTCACAAGACGGGCAGCGTTTCGGCTCCGGTTCGTCCCGGTCTTTTTTCTTGTTCTTTTTATCGTGCTTTTTACCGTCATCCAGCCCCAAAAACTCATAATCGTCTGGGAACCCCAACCGTTCAGTGTTCGACCCGTGGTCCAGTATCCGACAAAAATCCTTTCCGTCTGCCGTTCTCAATCCTCTCCCACACGCCTGAATCCATTTTGTAGGCGATTTTGTAGCGGTTGCAAACTGGACACACTGAACGTCTGGAACATCGAAACCCTTTACCAGCATTTCACAACTGATAAGAACTTTAATTTTATTATGACGGAAATCTTCAATGATTTGGTTTGCACCTTCATCCCCATCTTTTGGCATATACCCGTTGATTTCTTTGGCATTAACTCCTGATTTTCTGAACTCTTTTTCCAGGTTTCTTCCATGCGCAACATTGACACAAAAAACGATTGTCTTTTTATTCCGTGCCAGTTTCTTCCATGTACCCACCACATCGGCTACAAGTTTCGGTTTGTCTGCCGCATCAGCAAGATCGTCTTCCTTGTACTCCCCGGCAACGGTTCTCACGCCGGTTAAGTCAATGGTCGCGGGTCCGTATATTTCAAACTTGCTCAAATACCCCAACTCAATAAGTTCTTTCATTGGGACCGGCTGAATATGCGTCTCAAAGTATTTTCCAAGACCTTTTGTGAACGGTGTTGCAGATAGTCCAAGAAAAAAAGTGTCCGGGTTATGCTCAATTATTTTTGTATGTGCTTTATGCCATGTATGACACTCATCGAAGATAATCATGTCATATTCCCGCTGTTTTCTTCTTGCCAATGTTTGGATGGACCCGATCTGGACCGGCAACTCAGGCCAATACTGTGGATTGTCTGCCTGGAATATTCCATGGTTGATGCCATATTGATGGAACACATCAGATGTTTGATTGATCAGTCCGATCCGGTCACATACAAACAAGACCCGCTTATCTTTTTTTATGGCCTGCTTGATCATCCAGGTTGCGATGACGGTTTTCCCAAGTCCGGTTGCCGCCATGAGAACGACCCGTTTATGATACCGAAAAGCGTCTCTTGCAGCGTCCACAATTCTGTTCTGGATAGGATATAGTTCAACGTCTCGATTAAGCATATCGCCTCATACTTTTCAAAACCGCTCTGGTTTCAGACTCAGACAGCGGCGGATTACATGCCTGCGCCTCTTTCCATGCCTCCTGCTCAATTTCGCTCCAAGGCATACCCTTTTTAAGCATGCCTCCGATTCTCCTAGTCATGTGATGGTTTCTGTCGCCTTCAGACGCGCCATATGATCCACGAAACTCGGATGTATATTGCTTCGGTGTCTGGTATTTCGGTGCGCTCCATTGCTTCACCTCAATCGGCGGGAAAATTTCAACGATAGTGCCGTAATCGTATATTGCACCAGAGTATTCCAGTATCCGTGTCAAAAACGGCTCTTTTTTGTTATGATAGAATCCCGGGACCCTCATAACCCTTGGCAAATCCTTCACCACCGGATCTGAATTGAATTTTTTGGCAATGGCTTCTTGAATTATTTTGAAAGATTCTTTCGGAAAGTCTTCCACCAGCCAGTAAACGTGGTAACGATCAGGCGATGATTCAACAATCATGGATGGTGCCTCGTCAAACGTATCGGGCAATGGAGCGCCGTCAAAATCGGCGAATACGGCCCGCACCCTGGTAATGTCTTCGGTTCTCCTGCTCTTACCGTTTGTTTCGCTGATTGTCATGTAAACACCAGCACCCATTTCATTCAGCTTTTCCAGCCCCCTGATTATTTCAGGCTTGATAAACGGCTGCGTAAAATCGAAATCACCATATGGATATTGATTTTCTTTCACAGATACTTGCCGGGTTAAAAACTTTCGTTGTTTTTCAGAAAACCTTTCTTTTTCATCAGGGAATGTCTGAAAAGTTTTCCAAGAATGGAATGACTCAAGAAATATTTTTCTGTCATGCTCGAATTGTGGCATGTTATATCTTCCCTTTATCTTTTAAATATAAATAAGCTGAAGATGTTGTTTGGCAGTCTGGGAAATTATATTCTTTTTCTATTTCAAATCGTTTTAATGCGGCATCAACCTTTTCATCAAACCTACCACCAGATATTTTTACTCCATTTACCATGGCTTGAACCATCCATTTTTTTCTTGATGAATCAAAACTTACACCAGTTATGCCGCTCTTATTCCATTTTGATACATTACAATTTTTAGCATTGCATTGTCTTGAAACAAGCCTTAGATTTTTCCATCTATTATCCGCCCTATTTTTATTTATATGATCTATTTCTATCCCGGTTGGCAAAAAACCTTCCATATAAAACCAAGCCAATCTATGCGATAAGTATTGCTTTCTAAATACTTGTATCCTTTCGTACCCTATCGGCCCAATATTTCCGGCTCTTTCTCCTTTTTTACAGGCCTTCCTTGATTCCAACCATGTAAAAACACCAGTCTCAGGATCATAATTCAGAAGTTCTTTTAACCTTCCCTGAGTCAGCTTTTTTCTTTTCGATTCCTTCATCAATCATCATCCTTATGACAGCTGCTACGCTTCTTTGTTCAGCGCAAGCTATCTCTTCGAGGTTTTTAATTTGGTTTTCACAAATCCTGATACCAAATTGCTTATTAAGCTTTTTTTCCATAATTTAATATGCCTTTTTTGTTTTACATTGTCAAGCATTTTATATATACCAACATCACTTTGCAACCAGGGAATGATTCTAAAAATTGTTTGCGGTGATTTTCAAAGTTAGTCATGGCAAAGTCCCTATTAACTATATAGTACCTATATACACTGGTGTAATATTAAAGAATGAATGGCCCAAGTTAGAAAATGAAACGATAAAAAAGCCCATTTATTCAAGCCCTTGCAAGAATTTTTGTTGGCCCAAGTTCAAGGGTTGTTGGCCCAAGTTCTGATTTTTGTTCTTATAACCGTCCGGTATTATTGCATTTTCTTGCCCATTGTGTTGGCCCAAGTTCTTCAAGTAATTTCTCCAATCCTGGTATTCATTGTATTTACAGATAGTTATAATAACGCCCCTCGGCTGCTTTTCCGTGATCACCATTCCCTCTGACCTGAAAAACTCAAGTGCCTTTTTAATCTGGCGGTGTGAATATTGACATTTTTTTCGGTTTTCAAACCAATGCAATCCTTCTGCTATTTTGTCATATGTGGTATAAATTTGCCCCCTCCCAGTGGCTTTTCCCTGGTCTTTATACCCGACAGACATGAGCAGGTGTATCCAGATTTCCCGATAAAATGGTGCCATCCTGTAAGTTTTCGATGTCAGCGTTTTCTTTGCAAGCAGAATGAAGCCGTTTGGTATCACCATCTTTGTTATGACCCCACACGTGGTGGCCTATATATTTTAGATCCATAAACGCTCCGAAAGTAATTAAGGCATTGTCCAGGCACAGTTGTCCTGTCTGTTGCCATTAACATCGCATCTTTTAAATCGTGAATTGTAAGATATTTTAAGTAAACCTTTATGGTGTTTTGCTTAAACCCTTCATAAAAAGACTCTTCTGGAAACTTTGATCTGAATATATTTTCCAATGATTTGATTTGTCTGTTAATCCTGGTTTTTTCTTTTGATAAAAACTTATTATATTCGGATAGCTGCGTTTCTTTTTCTCTTAAAACCTCAAGCTTCTTTGTAAGGTTTTGCGGTATGGTGTCAAGCTTTTCGTTTGTTTTACCCCTGTTGCAGTCAAAACAAGCCGTCAAAAGGTTGTTTATACCGTTGTCTCCGCCTTTTGATACAGGTGTGATATGGTCAACCTCAAGCACCACTTTAGGCGGAGATTCTCCGCAATAAGCGCATCTGAAGTTGTCTCTTTTGAATACGTTAAACCGAATTTTTTTGGATAGTGATTTTCTCTTTGTCACGGCAGGCACCTTTCAAACAAAAAACCCGGCAAATACCTGGACGCACCCCGTATGGTGAAAACGAGTGTTTGGCAGCACCCCAATGGGAGAGGGTGCGCCCAGGTAAAAACCGGGTTTATTTTGTTTTTAAAAGGTCTTTCCACCATACTTAATCTCCCCTTTCACACAGGTTGGTTTTGTGCCGGGTGCCAACCGACGCCTGATCCTGTGTATAATCACCATACCAAACCCAAAAACCCCTGTCAACAAAAAATCAATCATGTCATTCGGGGTTGCTTCTTTGTTGCGCTTTAATTTTTTTCAACTTATCGTCCAGCCTTTTCATCCAGTCATCCATCTCTTTCATGTGCCGCTTGTGTGCGGTAATGGCTTTTTGCTTGCACTGCCAAATGTGCAACTTTTGAGATTCAATAATATGCGGGATAAGCCATTCTCGATCCTCTATCGGAAGGTCATTCCAAAGATGTGTAAAGTCGTTTGTTGGTTCAATCATATTACCTCCTTGTTATTTGCCCCTCAATCACCTTCAGCGTCAGATACACACCGAGACATGCCCTCCTGATACCCGATTTTATACGCCTCATTTAGATCCGGATCAGCATAAAAATCACCGTATCTGTCGTCATTGTCGTATCCATGTCCGAATCCACTTTCATACGCGTTGCAGATTTCAAAAACTTTTGCCATTTTTTTGACCTCCCTGTTATTTGCCCCTCATATACCGCCCCCTCAACCCCTTGCACAACCCCCGCAAATGCTCCCGCAGGTCTTCCCGGGTCCACCCGCACTCCTTTGGTTGTTTCTCGTTCCATGTCGTCAAAACGCCCCGCCTATGCTCAGAATCGTGGCACTTCCAGCACAGCGGTATCGCCAGGTCATCGCCTGGTTTTGATCCGACGCCACCGCCTAAAAGCCGTTGGTGTGCTGCATCACACGGAGTGTGTCCGCACAAGGCACATGGCAGGGTGCGCAGCCAGGCAAGGTATCCGGGATCGCGGATGGGTTTGGTTTTTGGGATCATCTTACGAGATATCCGCTTCTGTTAGCCGCCTTATACGCATCCAGCTCAGAATCATGATAGCCACCTATCTTCAATCCAGTCTTGACACATTCTGCTACCCAATATCCAGACGTTGATTTGTACACAACTGCTTCTTTCATACTGCCTCCTTTTTTTGTTATTTGCATACAGCCCACACCACAAACAAGACAAATACTGCATAGGCGTAACTTCCTGTTTCTGCGTTCAGTTCGTTTACAGACCATAGAAAGCCGGCATGGTTTAACAAAAAATCAATCATCGCTTGCACCCTTTGGCTTCCAGCCAAGATTTTCATCCAGCCCTTGCATGGATGGTATTGAAAGATCCACACCCTTTCCCCGCCAATACATTTCAAACTCCCGCAGATACTCAGCACGTTGCCGCCGGGTCATCTGCTCAGTGCTGATATAGTTCCGGGTAAATTCCCGCCAAAGATCGGCCCGGCTTTGCTCATGAACCTCTTGGATCATAAGCGAGAACCCGGCATAGATGCCGCCGAAAACTTCGCTGTCCCTGAGCAGGATAGGGCGGGCAAACATCCACTTTGCTGTGATATGAACTCCATCCTTTGTGTCGTCACGGCCCAGGCCGGAAGCCGCTACTTCTCCGTTCCAGCGCCACTGCAAACGGCGCTGTTTGGCTGTGCTGGACATATCAGTCTTTTTGATTTCGACAGTAACGGACCCGTCCACAGGCTGTTCTATGATCAGGTTTGATACAAAGGTCCGGCGCTGTTCGTTTTTTAGGATAAATGATTTCATCTCAACCGCTCCACTATTTTTTTAAAGTCGTTTTTGTGACAACTTCCATTACGTTTTTGTGACGTTAAACTACTACCTTGTAGTACAAAACATAAAAAGCAAGTCGTTTTTGTGACATAAAGCCGGCTTTTTTAGTGTCACATTTTGTGTGCGAGTATATATTAAGCCACTATCATGTATTATGCTTTGTGAACCCCCGGCCCGTGAACGGATGCCTTTTGAAAAAACAATCTCCTTTTTTCCACTTTTCCCACAAATTGGACGGCTTGAACTCTGAGACGCTGCCCTTGCACAGCCCGCCCTGTTTTGATACCTCAATAAAGCCGTGGCTGAGTAAACAATCAATCCCCCTTGCAATGCTTTGGTTGTGCATCCTGAAGGGGGGTTTATTGAATGTGCTATATTTTAGCTGAATGTTTTGCCCATGGGACAATTCCCATTTAGCGGGTCGATTTACAGGGCTTATGTTTTCCCATCTTTGTTGCAATAAAAAATATTCAAATATTCTTTTTGCAGAAAGATTAAGGTCTTGATAAGCCTCGGAGTAAATCATTTTAATTTCCAGTTTTGCGAACTTTGCGTTGAACTTTTTTTTCTTTAATCTCATCGATTAAATTCCTTACAATAGCGGCTGCCGTACGCTTTTCAGCAAGCGCCGCCTCTTTTAGAATTGTAATCTGCTCATCGGACAACCGGAGCGTAAATCTATTGTTATTTTTCATAGCAATAACCTATCATGTTTGTTAGAACAATGCAAGACATTATCCTTTTAGTTTATTGACCAGCTTTTGCAGATCCTCACAAAACTTTTCCACAGCATCCTGAATCTGTTTTATCAGCGCTTCGTCCCGCACAATCTTCAGGATCAGCGGCTTCATACCTGGATAATAACTTACAAAAAACCACGCCGGCCAGCCTGTGACCATCATGCTTGACTGCACCTGGATCTTGTATGCCGTGGGCAGTTTACCTTTGTCAAGATACTCGACATGGACCGGCAGAGACGGTGCTTTTATCTCAAGTCCTGCTTTTTTATCCGGCATAATTCCGTCCGGGCTGACATGCCATAGCCTGCGCTCATCCTGATAAATGAGGGCACATTGCTCAACCGGCCCGTGGACGAACTCAAACACTTCCCTGGCTTCTGACTCCAACTCAATACCACGAGACATATGCGCATTTTGGTATGTTTCTGTTTTTGAGTCGGTGATAATTTCTCCGGCCAGTTGATAAAGGTATTTTTGCCGTTGGGTTGAGGGTTTGCCTTGTGATGTTATGATTTTATCCATACTTGACGCACCAGGATTTCCGCATCTAAGTGCGTGCCAGACATCATTGCCTTGTTTTCCGTTAACTATAATCATAACGCACCTACCTCTTTGAGATATAAGTATGCGCTTGATTTCGAACAGCACTCTGGAAAGTTATATTTTTTTTCTGCTTCCCAGCGAGCACGGGCGGCATCAATTTTTTGCGAAAACCGCCCGATCCAGAGGTTTTTATAATCAACTGTAATTTGCGCGTGCCACTTTCTTTTGGCCTTGTCCCAGTTAACACCAACAATGCCTGATATGTTGCTTGATCTTTTTGAAGTGTTTTTAAGATTACAGGATTGAGTAACGTGCCTTAAGTTAATCCACTTGTCGTTGGATTTATCCCTATCTATATGGTCCACACAGTGTTCAGGGAAATACCCCTCCATATACAGCCATGCCAACCTTGCCGCCTTGTAGTTTTTTTTATTTATCTTGATATAAACATACCCGTGCGGGTGGTGCTTTGTTCCAGCCACATCTCCCTTTTTTGCGCTGCCTCTGTCTTTACGCCACGAGAAAACGCCTGTTTGCGGATCATACTTGAGTATCGACTTAATAAATTCTTGAGTAATCGTCTCGTTCATTATGATCCTCCCTTCATGGCCTGTTCCTTTGCCAGCAGCTTGGACTTTAAGGCACCATAATTGAGCGGATGGATGTTTTCTAAGGCATCTACCTTCGCATACGCCAGAAACGCTTTTAAATCGCTACCTGTGCGCTCGATAAGCCCTGCCATTTCTTTGACCTGATCCCCGGATATCGCCGTAGCTGTTTTCGCCTGAAAATGTTCAGGGTCATCTTTCGATGTCGGGATCTGGAAGAACTTCAGAAGAAAGTACCGTTCAAAATACGTCAAAGCAGCGCCACCAGCCATCGCCGGGTCCTGCAAATGCTTCCCGGTCATGAACCAGGGCACGTCCAGCTTGTCCCCGGATTCTGCGTCTATAAAAGTATAAAGCATTTTGGACCTAAACAAAAAACTCGTGGCGTTTGGATTGTTCTTTGTCGGGTCAGGCATGCTGTCAACCGTGGTGTCAGACAGTGACGGCACAAGAAGGATTCCAGCATCGTCCATCTTAGCCCGAATCTTTTGGACCAAAACAGCCGGGTCAACGTACATTGCTCCCTGGTTGCCTCGCTCGGTTTTCTGCAAATATTCTACTGATTTGCGGATGTCAACCAGCTTTATGTATAGGTTCATCTTTGATTACCTCCTGTCCAAACATTCTGCTGCCGCCTGTTTATCCAGCCATCTTTCATAAGCCGCCTCCCCTGCCTGATCCCGGATCTCCTGTTCGACGATATCAAGAAACACCTGCTCAGACTTGTCCAGCTCGGTTTCGATCCGCTTCAGCACTTCGTCATGGTCAAAATCAATCCACTCGGCCGAAGCCGGCCAGCCGGGATTGTGGAAAGTCTGCTCTTCGGCAGGTTCGTATTCGATATCCACCGGAACCATTATCGTGACTTCGATTTCAGTTTTCATGCTATGCCCCCGTCCATCTCTATTTCATTATGAATTGCCTGCAACACCCCCATGAGATAGAGAATGTCGCCACGCTTTTCATACTCTGTCATAGATTCGTCTTTGATTGCACGCACCACGGCTTGTATGACTTCCGGTATTGTGTTCGGAAGTGGCCCGGTAATTGTTGTTTTCATATCCTCCTCCTATCCGCCCGCCACGCAAGCACGGGCGTTAAACAAAAAATTGCGACCCCGGCTAGGTTAAGCCAGGGAAAATACGCCCCATCTGACATTGCCAGAATTAATCCGGCCACAAATGTCAACCCGGCCCACATCATTACAGCCCCCTTTCAAAGCCAAGTTCTTCCAACAACATTATCACCTTGTCTTCAAATGACATTTCAGGGGGTGCCGTGAATTTTTCTTCTTGCGTCATGGGCTGGTGAATGCCTGTTTCCATAACGCAAGACCTGCACCACATGGCAGAACTTGCCGGGTGACGGTACCGGTCAGGCTGTGGCGTGCCGGTAGGATTACCGAAATCGAACACGATCGCAACCGACACCGGTTGCTCCTTTTTGTCTGTCGATAGCCATTCTTTTCCACACTTATCACATTTGTATGTTGTGTACTGACCCATGCTGCCTCCTTTGTTTGTTGCCGGCCCCGGCCTATCCGAGACCGGCGAATAATCTTTACTGTCGGTCACACTGTGTTTTTGCCGGACACCTGCCCGGCTGGTTTGGAAATCACATTTGGCACCTCCTGGTTTCAAATAAAATTAATGCTTTCAAAGACTCAAAACTTTCAAGGTGCCCGGTCCGTCCATTGTTATTCACCCGTCCTTTAAAGTGTCGGTGATGTTGTCTACCCGGATTCGGCTCAGGCTTATGGTTCAATCTATTTTAATTTTTGGGGCATGTCAACAATTTTTTTTTAATTTATTTTTTTTATTGACACAAAACAAAATACCTGCTTTAATAGCGCATGAAAAGGAGAAAGAAATGAAAAAGAAAATTAAAGTATCTGTAATAACAAAATTTATAAATGAAGCTGGCGTTCCTATCTCTCAGCCAGCCATACACTATATTGCCCGTGGCAAAGAAATGTCCTTTAATAAGGCGCATGAGTTTAGCAAAGTGTTTAAGGACAAAGACATTGTTGAATGGAAAAAGACCAAAGGGAAAGACTTTAAGGAGTATTTCGCAGGAGTCATACCTTTGGATTATATAAAAAGCAACAGCTTGCACAAAAGCCACAAAAAACCCGGTAGCCATTCGTTAGCATGGAAAAGGGGAAGGCTAATAGAAAGGTACGGCAAGGAAATTATAGACGATTTAAAAAAAGTCAAAGCAGTGCCGCTTTTTACACTACAATATGTGGCAGACAAATACGGGTTTTCTAGAGAATATGCGCGCCAAATATATAAAAACACATTTGGTGAAAAATACACAGTGGCAAGGAAAAAAAAAGAAAGGGCCTTAAAGATAAAGACATCGTGTCAAAATGACCCAAGACACAAAGTCGCTGATTTTAAACGAGGGTCGAGCGTGCACATAGGGGCTATAGCGGAAAAGTTGTTTATGTGTAGGTGCGATCTTTTAGGACACAACGTAACTCTTTTTAAGGACAAATTAATTGACATCCAGGTAAATGGTAAAACAGTTGATGTTAAATCCTCAAAGCAAAGAAAAGGTCCATATCATAGCTTTTGTGCTTCAAAGAAACAAACAGAAGTCTGTGACTTTTTTGCATGCTATGTCTTTGAAGAAGACTCGTTTTACATTGTGCCGAACAAAAAAAAGGGTGAGCTTAAAGCATGGTACTTATACATCCCAAAAAAACAAAAAAAGCACAAATACTCAAAGTTTAAAAACCGGTTCGATCTATTATCGAACACAAAGGAGGTGTTAAATGACAATACCCAATGAACTAATCTATCTTTGCTGGTGGCCGTATCTTTGCGGCAGGGATTTGGCCGGGGAGGTGTCTCGTGGTTGAGACCAGAGCCGGATTTATCCGGCAAGAGGCCATAAACAGGGCGCGGGCAGATTATGGCCTGCACCCTTACACGCCAGACTATCCCTGCAAGATCCTTGGCACATCAATCCATTATGCTTGTGGGTGTGGGTACCAGACGACAAGCTCCGGAGACATATTTGATCACTGCGCCGGGGTTGCCTGTGTTAAAAAAACGGAGGGAGGTGACCCATGACTAATCACACACCCGGACCATGGAAGGCTGTCTACTTGGCAAAAACACAATATATAGCAGACCGGTGGGAAGTTCAGTATGGTAATGATGGGGAATGCATTGCTGAGTTTGTGCATGAACCAGCAGACGCCAGGTTGATTGCCGCTGCCCCGGAAATGCTGGCAATGCTCGAAGACATCTTGTCTATGGTGCATGAAGATGGCTGCATGCCGTGGATATCTGCGTCTTTTGATCCAGACGAGGTTGTTGGTTTGATTGCCAAGGCGACTGGCCGGGAGGTGACGCCGTGATCTTCAACCCAACCCCCGGCCAGCGTATCCAGATATGGTATCGAAAATCAAACAGCCATATGCCGTATCACGGAAAACACGGATACGTTTTAATGGCAGGCAAGGGCAAACCAAGAAACCATTTGATTTCCGTGCTGGGCGTGCCGGTCGTGGTGCCGTGCGGGAATGTGAGAAAGGAGGGAGTGTGATGAAGTATCAGGACTTCCTATCCAGAAAAGCCCACACAATCCGAACTCAAGGGTTTGAACCAGGTGCGGTCCCGGAGTTACTTTTCCCGTTCCAGAGAGATTTGACAAAATGGGCTATCAGAAAAGGCAAATCTGCGATATGGGCTGGGTGCGGCCTTGGTAAGACGCTCATGCAGCTTTCATGGGCAGATCAGGTGTCAAGGCACACGGGGCAGCCGGTATTGATTCTTGCACCACTGGCAGTATCCACACAGACACAGAAAGAGGGCGAAAAAATATCCATGTCTGTTTGTCGGTACGGGTCCGGTGTTTTACAGATCACCAATTATGAGCAGCTTCATAAAGTTGACTGGTCGCAATTCGCCGGGGTGGTCCTGGACGAATCAAGTATCCTGAAAAACTTTGCCGGTAAATTCAAAAACCAAATCATAGAATCGTTTGCAAACACACCATATAAACTATGCTGTTCTGCCACACCATCACCAAACGATTTTACAGAGATCGGAAATCATGCGGAGTTTTTAAATATTTGCTCCCGGTCAGAAATGCTGTCAACTTACTTCGTCCATGACTCCGGCGAAACCCAAAAATGGCGGCTGAAAGGACATGCGGAAAAAGAATTTTTCAAATGGCTATCCACATGGGCGGTGATGATTAATAAACCGTCGGACCTGGGATACAACGATGATGGTTTTATCCTGCCTGAGATCAATTTTTACCAACACACCGTCAAGTCAAAAATATCCGATGGATACCTATTCCACCAGCTTGCATCCACGCTGAACGAGCGCAGGCAGGCTAGGAAAGAAAGTCTTAGCGAAAGGTGCAAACTTGCCGCCGCATTAAGCGCCGGGTCCGATGAGCCATGGCTGTATTGGTGTGACTTGAACGCGGAAAGCACAGAACTGGCAGGACAGATAAACGGTGCCGTCGAAGTCACCGGGTCCATGAAACCTGAAATGAAAGAGTCTCGCATGATCGGTTTTTCAAATGGTGATTTCAATAAGCTGGTTATTAAGCCCAAGATGGCCCAATTCGGCATGAACTGGCAGCACTGTAATAACATGGTCTTTGTTGGTCTGTCTGATTCGTTTGAGGCGTTTTATCAGGCGGTCCGGCGGTGTTGGCGGTTCGGTCAGAAAAAGCCGGTCAATGTTCATATCGTTATATCTGAAAAAGAGGGCAATGTTATAGAGAATATCAAGGCCAAGGAAGCCAGGGCGGAGCAGATGCAAAAAAAGATGATCGAGTGCATGGCCGATATTTCCAGAAAAGAAACCAACAATACCACCAAGCAGACGATTCAATATAAACCCAAGAAAAAAATGGAGGTTCCAGAATGGATATTATCAGACAAGAATCTGGCGAAAACTGGATGATATATAACGGCGATTGTGTAGAGGCTATGGAAGGGCTGCCCGATGAAAGCATAGGATATACTATATTCTCGCCGCCTTTCGCCTCGCTATACACGTATTCAAACAGTGAGCGTGACCTTGGCAACTGCAAAACAGATGATGAATTTCTGACCCATTTCCGGTTCGTTGCAGAGCAGCTTTACAGGCTCACAAAGCCTGGCCGGTTGGTTTCCATCCATTGTATGTTGATCCCTGCCATGAAGGAGCGGGATGGGTATATCGGCCTGAAGGATTTCAGGGGTGACATCATCCGGTTGTTTCAGGATGTGGGGTTCATATTCCATGGAGAGGTCACGATCTGGAAAGACCCTCTTGTTGAAGCGACCAGGACAAAAGCCCTGGGTCTCATGCACAAACAGCTTTGCAAAGATTCATCCATGTGCCGGCAAGGGTTGCCGGATTACGTGGTGACAATGCGCAAGCCCGGAGAAAACCCGGATCTTATTTCACACCCGGAAGGGTTGACAGCATATGCCGGGGCAGATGAAGTCAAGAAAGGCACTTTCTCCCATGAGGTTTGGCGCAAGTATGCAAGCCCTGTGTGGATGGATATTCGGCAGACTCATACTTTGAACAAAGCCGGGGCCAGGGAAGAAAAAGACGAACGTCATATCTGCCCTTTAGCTCTGGATGTTATTGATCGCTGTTTGGTTTTGTGGAGCAAGCCTGGTGACATTGTTTTAAGCCCGTTCGCAGGGATAGGGTCAGAGGGGTATCAATCTGTTAAAGCAGGTAGAAAATTTATCGGAATAGAGTTAAAAGAATCATATTTTAATTGCGCTGTGAAAAATATGATCAAGGCGGAAACGAAAGCCGAGCAGTTAAGCCTGTTTGCAATGGAGGCACCATGATCCGCGTCTATGTCTGCGGCCCATACAGCGCCGACAACGTCCTGGATGTCCTCAAGAATATCGGAAGAGGCCAGCAGGCATGTGCCCGTCTATTCGCTGCCGGCCTTGCTCCGTTCTGCCCCTGGCATGACAAATCTTTTATCACAGACCGCCCGGACGATGATTTTACCGTCCAGCAATTCTATGATTATTCAATGGCCTGGCTGGAAGTTTCGGATTGTATTCTGGTTTTGCCCGGCTGGAAGGAATCAACCGGCACAAGGGCAGAAATAGACCGGGCATATGAGCTGGACATCCCGGTATTTTTGAATGAGGACCTTCTTTTGGAATGGGCAAGGAGGCAAAAATGAAACACCTAATAACAGCCACCATATTAGCAATCCTATCAGCATGGATCACATATTCCATCGCTACGGGGCGCTGTGAGGCCGATATAGATGCTGCATGGTCAGCAGGGTACAAAGAATGTCACATTGATAAAAACCTGCCTCAGCCGGACAGGAAACTGCCAGCCGTTGGCTTAAAAACAAAGGAGAATGGGTAATGACACACGAAGGATACGACCACTGTGGAAGCAGGACAAAGGCCAAGTTTCGGCCCGAGTACTTTTCCGGACTGAACTGGAGGGATTTGATGAGTAGGAGAGAGAGCATCGGAAGGCCAATGCTTTTTTCTGATGATGCTGAAGATTGGGAAGGCCCATATAATTTAACAGCAATAAATGGTGATCTGGTATCTAAATTCAAGGACTCTTGCGGGCGTTGGCGAATCTACTGTAAAACCTGTCCCGTAACCTACGTTCATCCTACAATTACCATTGCCGTGGGATGGAAGCTGCCAATGCCGGAAGTTGAGGCCCCCAGGCATGGAGCCACGGTATGGATTATTACACCATTTCATCCTGACGGATATACTGAGTCTGTTTGGCAAGGGTATGGAAGCGAGCAAATTGCCCTTGAAAAAGGGTGTGTCCACCTTAAAGAAGACCGTGCCCAGGCATGGGCCAACTGGTGGAAAAACGCCATCATTACGGCGGTGTTGAAATGAAATATCATATGTCCTGCGGATGCGTAATCGAAAAACCAGCCCGGACCCGGACAAACAAAAAAACATGCCCGGATCATCCCGGAGCAGTCGTTGTCGAAAGGTCGATCATTTGTTGTGACTGCAAGCAGGAATTTTCTATCCCGGTCTTAGGCGGAGGCCACAAGAGGTGTCCAGCCTGCCGAGAAATCAAGAATCAAGAAAATACCAGAAAAACAAACGCATCGAAAAAGGTCAAGCGCCGGTATCAGCAAAAAGTCACCCTCGTTTTTGAGTGCGGATGCCGAATCCGGGCCAACAAGTTCCCGGGACGGGGCCACCGATTATGCCCGAAACACCAGGGACGCCTCAGTCACCGGGTCAGCACATGCGTTCAATGCGGAGAAGAATTTAAGGTTCCTTGTATGACTGGAAAGGTCCAGCTTTTGTGTCAGGATTGCATTGATAGGCCGGAGATCATGCCGATTGAGATCAAAGCTGATGCTGCCGCTTCGATCAGCCGGTACGATTGTGCGTATCGGTCCGAATGCCTTTGTCAGCACATGGATGATGATTTTCTGCCCTGCGCCGAATGCAAAAAGTATGTTCCTGAAACAGTGACTCCGGTACAGATATCAAAGTATGATCCTGGAGTTTGGGCATTGGGGGAGGCGGTATGACTCAACCAATTTGCCCAGAGTGCGGCAGGCCGATAATATTTTTGGATGCGAACATGGAATTTTATTGCCCGGAGTGCCGGGAAAGGGAGGAAAACGATGAAAGCGTGGTGCATCAAAACGAATGATGAAGAATTGGGAGACGCGATTGTTTTCCATGAGTCCAATGCGGCGGCCCGCAGAATCGGCGCCAATAGCTTTGGTCTTGATTTTGAGGACGTAGAGTGCATCAGGGCAGAATATTGCGATAAATACGCGGACACAAGCCATGTCCCGCCGAAAGTGCTGGTAGAAAACGGCTGGATGTTTCCGTGCTGGGAATGCGAAACCATTGTTGAAAAAGACATGGACGATTTTGATAAGGTTGTTTTTTCCGGCAAACATGGAGTTTACTGCTGTCAGGAATGCAAGGATATTAGGGAGGCAAGGATTGAAAAGGTCAATCGGGAGGCGTGGGAATTTTATGTATCCTTGGTCAACGGATGGTGTAAGTGGGATGTTGTCGGACCTCCAAAGGGGTTCCCATGGTACACGCCGGAATGTGAAATAACCTTTCCTGGCATAAAGCATGGTGCCAGCGTAGGAATCAGAAGACAGGGCGGGAAAAACGTCATGGTGCTTCTGGTTGCAAACGGAGATAGAGAATCTTACAAGGCGTGGGAGGCGGAGTAATGAAATACTGGCTGACATATCGAGTCTGGACCGGATTGCGGATGACGGAAAAGACGGTTTGGTTTGATACGATTGAAGAACGATGGAACTTTTACAGGTCCGGGGTCCAGGTTGTGGGCTTCGGGCAGAGGGGGTGAATGATGGGCGATTTATGGGACATTGTCGTAAAATGCCATGATTGCCCGATGATGTTTTTTGACGATGGATACAGATACTGTACGCATGAAGACGGGCCAAAATATTGCCAAAAGGAAGAATGCCCGATTAAAGTTGATACGTATCAATTTAAAAGCGTGAGCAAGAAATGGCACATTAGCCATGCCACAGGAGACAAGAAATTATGAACGGTCTTCGGCCTGCGTTTTTTTAATGTCAAAACATTTGAGAACAACAAACACTCGGCCCGTCTCCCGGTCAGTCGTGAGGCACTCAACTTCCATCAGCGAGTCCGGGCAGGCAGCTTGTATCATCTGTTTTGCCCGGACAATGCGACTTTTCCATAACCAGTCTAAGATCCCGTAAAACCTCATCCGCGTCTTGACCGGCTTCGGTGACAACGCCCTCATCGGTTATGATTGTGATTATTCGCTCCACACATCACCTCATCAACTGAAAGTGCGGACCGTCTTTCATCTTCCAGTTCCCGCCCCAGGTGATAAATATGTTCAAGTCTTCAGCGGCCTTAACCATCGCCTCGTTGATCTGTTCAAAGTATTCCCATTTGTCCCATGGTATCGCCCCATCGATAATCGGCGCCAAATCCACAGCGTGGGCGGTCCCATCTTTTTGCATCAGGTGTTTTGATTTCAGCGTTTGGCTGACGCCTTCATCAAAATAAATTTGCTGGTCTTTTTCAGACCGCAGCCCTTCAAGCACCATAAAATCAATCGGAGTGTATTTGTAAAGCGCAAGAGTCACACAGGCCACAAGATCCGGATGGACCCGGTAAAGGTTTTCGATGGATCTGGTGGAATAGTGGAATTTTTTCATAAATCACCTCAATCTTGCCTCATTATTATTTTGTCCAACTTGGTATCCATCCGGTTTGCAAACGCTTCAAATTTAGCCGCAAGTCTACAAACGGTTGCCTCTGACCGCTGAGCATCTACCCGATACTGATCAACCAAAACATACTTTTCGGCCATCTCGGCTTGTTTTACGGCAATTTGTGATTGATTGACAAAAAGGTATGACACGCAGCCAATCAGAATCAAAACCGCAAAATTTAAAACCATTGAGAGAATTTTCGCTTGTTGAGAACTCAATCCGTTTGTCATGTCAAAACCACCTTTTCAGTCTTTGTAAACTCCGATTCCAAAAAATGCTCCGATTCTAACCCCGATATATCCTGCTTTCTGTGTGATCCACCAGCTTGTAGTCCCTACGTCTTTTTCAAATTCCTGATCAGCAAACAACCGTTCTGCTTTCGTCCTGGCGTTCCTGCATCGCCAGTCATGCCGGCAGCTTGCAATAGGGTGCCGATGTCTGGGAAAGAACCCTTGAAAGATCCACGGCACGGATGACCCATCCCATTCAAAATCAGCCGGGATCAGACCCATGGTGCCGTCCATTTTCTTGTATGGCAACGGCAAGTCCAGGGCCCGGTTCCTTGGACTCCCGGGAACGTTCCTCATGTGGATTATTGTGCTGGTGTGTGTCATGAATCACCTCATAAATGATTTCTCAAAACCTGAATACTAATTCTGATTGCGGCAACGTAAGGCCGATACTTTTCAATAGACTCAACATCGCCAATGATCGTCAGAATTTCAGTAGCAATCCAAGAAATCTGCTCGATGGCCTCGGCGTCTTCGGGAAAGGCTTTCATCCGTTTGGCAGCCTCTAGATACTTTCGTTCCAAATCCGCCAGGCGCTCAAGTTCTTCAGCGGTAAAAAGCGGCATCACCTCCGGGTCTGTGACCACGGTCCTGACATCCAGATAAATTGCTTGAGTCGTTTCCAGGATTTTATTTTCATTGACGGGGCCGCCAGATTGAACACACCCAATTCCAAGAAAACAAATGATTGCCAGTGTTGTGAGTAACTTTTTCATCCAGTTCTCCAAGTGGAAACCCCGGTCTTCAGGCCGGGGAGGAAACTTGGCTTGCACACTGAAAACTATACCCGTTCTGACGGGATATGAGTTTGCAATGTTTCCAGGATACACCCTGGACCACAGCTTCCCTGGTTTGAATATTAAAGCTGCCGGTTTTCCGGACAGCCACTCTGCCAATATACGTTCCTTTCTTCTTACCAGTAGGAACGATCGCTTTAACCATATCCCCGGTGGCAAAACCCTTTACCGTTTTCTGATCCATCAGGTATCCCCGGGGAAAACCGTATTTGTCCACACGGGTTCTTTGATAACTGCCTCGGCCCATGGCCTTTATCAGGAACACGTTTTGTTTCCAGCCGGATACCGAATCCACATAGCCGGTGCAGGCAGCATCCAGACAATGGGTTTTGGGTATATCCAGCCGGGACCGGTTGTATTTGGTCCTGCCACCGGTTGAGCATTCTACCGGCAGGCCCAGGTCCCTGAGTTCAAAAAAGATAGCGTTCCTGGTGGCGTTTACCGCTGCGGTTGATGCAAGGGAGGGCCTTTTCCCTTCCAGAAATCGGGTAGCATTTTGGGCCCGGACCTGATCTATCTTTTTTTGTGACCTGGATAAAAGGCGGATCCAATCTGCCGGCTGCAGGTTCTTTTTTGATTCCTGATTACAGGTTTTACAGGCAATGGCCAGGTTACTGATCCGGTTTGATCCCTTATCCCCTTTTGAGGGATTGCGTGGGATAAAATGCTCAATCTCCAAAACCGGATCCTTGCTCAAGCCATTGCAGTAGGCACATTTTCTGCCATATCGTTCCAACAGGTATTCTTTTACCTCATACCCGAACAGTGTGCCTTGCTGATACTCGATCCCTGAAATATCCGGGTTCTGCAGCTTCTGAGTATCGAACCGGACCCGTTCCAGGACAATGCCTGTAACCGGGCAGATCCTTTGATACTTTTTCACCCAGGATAAAGTGTTATCCACCCGTGATTTGAGACTTGGCGGAAGCCACCCTTTGGGCCGGGTTCTGTTATCGAACCGGGGCTTTCTGTGCCAGAGGTTTGCGGTCCTTCGCCTTCTCCGATAATTGGATCTTTGATCCAGTTTCTTCCGGATGGCAGCGCCCCGATGGGTTAATTCTGACAGATGGATGATATGGACATGTCCACTATCCTGTCTCACCACGGCCATGCCGGTTGTTTTGGCTCCGGGATCAATTTTAACATTAACCGGCTGCACAACACTGTTCTCCCGGATCCGGTCAACGAGTCTAATGGTAAATGGAAACATCTGGTGAACCCGGGCCCGGCCCCGTGCCAGAAACTTTCTTGCCCTGGCCGGATGGCACGGCATCAACGGATCACCGTTCTTGTCGAGTACAAAAACACGGCTTACGCCGTTCTCCGCATTTACAGCACCCATAGGGCACACGGCGGGTGACGGTTCAACCCTGGCATCGGTTGAACTCTCCCCTCGGGATTGTTGCACAGCGGCATTCTGCCCGGACCCGTTTCGTCCATACCCCTGTAGGTTTTCTGCAACCCGGGCTTCAAGAGGGCGGGACTGAGGAAGCATCCCGCCGTTGGTCTTTAGCTCTCTATGCAACTTTTAATGTTCTCCTTTTTTGTCTTTGCCATAAAACGTTGAACATTTCCCTGGTCAACCATGGAGCCTTTTACAAGCTCCGGCCTTTAGGCCGAGGTGGTTGACATCAACTCCCAAAAATGTTTATTCACCGTCCGGCTGAACTCCGGCGGCAATGGTTTAGCTTCTTTGATCAGCTTTTGTTTCAGGTTCTCAATTGCTTGATCAACCAGCTGTTTTCGGTACTCGTTTGATTTTGGTGTACCAGTCTGTGGTTCAATCATATTTTCCGCCATATACCCACCTCACCCATTTTCATACTTTTCTGCCAAGTATATGGGATGTCTTCCCACCTGACCGCTGTTCGCTGCCTGTTATCAAGTAGCCAGCCATCTGCCATACAGACAAGATGCCCGCCGCCTGTTTCAGTGAGACAACGGACCAAACTGACCTTGCCTTCGTCTGCGCCACCCCTGACAAGCAACTCTGCACAAGTGAGCGCGAACCCATCACAATCATCTCGGAAAGTCTGGCCTGCCTCTACCTCATCAGCATGACTCATCCAGTGTTCAAAGAACTCAGGAAACTGTTCTTTATCTGGTGTATAGACAAAATGCGTTAAGACTTCCCAATGGATATTTTTTGCCAGGTTTTTCATTCAGACTCCTCACAGAAAACGCTATCTGGAAATTCCTGGCAGTGGATCTCGTAACCGATGGGAGACTGAACTTCCTGGCCTCCTTCAGGGAAAGGTTGATAGGTTTGTTCTGTGCAACCCATCAGCCAAAGCGTCAGGGCTGCGACTATGAAACAAATGATTGATGCTCGTAACATTACAGCCCCCACACAGCCCGTTCCAGCCTGGCGATCTCTCGGCACTTTTCCACCCACGCCTGATATGCGGCGATTAGCTCCGGCTCACCATCCTGCAAGGTGTATGCGCCGGACAATGCCCCCACGCTGATCCGAGTCAGATATTGCTCATCCTCCAAGCTGTACCTGGACCTGATCCGATCTTGCAGCCGTTTATAAGACAGCCGGACGTGCGGAGACGCGGCTTTTATTTCCTCCCGCAGTTCCGGGGTCAGTGTGACTTCCTCAACCGTGATCTGTTCCGGTTGGGCAGGCAGGGTAATTGAGTCAGGTACATGGACATAGGTAAAGCCGTCCAATGTCGCCAATTCTGTGCACCTGTCATCACCTTCCCGATAGTCAGGTTCAGCCAGCCTGTACGTGGTGTACTCATCTGTGTATTTCTGATATTTAATAATCATTTGCGTGTCTCCTTATATCGTTTTTTGCGTCGTTTCCGCTCACAGTCTTTGCAGGTTTCGCTCAAGCCAAGAGGGTTGATTTTAGATACTTTTCTTTTGCGCCGATAAAACTCTTTATAAGGCTTCATTTTCTCGCAAGAATAACAAAACCTTTTGCATTTCGGTTCGACAATCCCATAGGACGTAAGTTTGTCTTGTCTGGATTTATAATTGTGTTCTTTCCTGGAAATAAGTTGCATATTGCCTATTTCATAATCCCCAGAATTGTCCTTTCTGTCTACTTGACAACCCTTGAACCAGCGTTTTATATACCACTCCATAAAATCTTTTTTCGACACTCTTACATGAATATTCTTTGCAACATACCCAAGATCATTTTTACACCTGTCGAGCATGTTTTTGTATACATTAGCGGCATTGATGGCCGGGTCATTGAGTCTCTTTTCATTGTAACAATCCATACAGCAATAATATCTATTATCCCAAGTTCTATTATTTGTTGTGTGAAACAATTCCAATTCACGCCACCTTTCGCATTTTGCACACCATTTTAATTCAATTCCATTTTCAATCTCGTGTTCAATTCTTTTTGGCATTTTCTGTTACTCCTTTATACTGGTTTAAGATGCTTTATTGTATAACAGGAGTAACAGAAAGTCAACAATATATTAATCTGTAGGGTAGACGCAACAGGCAAACCCGACGTAGGCGCTCGAAGACGTCCGGAGGTGGTTCAAAAGGACGCTGAACACTCCGGCGGCGGAACCATAGGTCCAAGCGCCGCCGGCAACCACGCATAGTTCATTTCTGATATACTGGTAAAAATAATCAGATCCGAACAAATTGGTACCGCCGGAACTGGCCCCGCCGGAAACAGGCAAGCCGAGCTGGAGAATCTCAAAATCATTTCCTGTGATATCTGGACTCAACACTTGGTTTGTACTGTTCCCGAACCGTTGCGCAAAGGCACCACCAGAAACAAATTCCGGCTCAACCTCCTCCATCATTGCTGCAACACCGGTTGCTCCCCAGTGGTCTGTGGCCAATGAGTTCCCAGACGTAAAATCCTCATATTCAGCCGCATCCGTTTTTTTGTAAAACGCACCGAACGTGGCGGTTCCACCTGACGTATATGCTGTGTACAAGGTGGCATCGATGCCATCCAGGGTGAAATTGTCTACATCAACGACAGTTATCTGATACAATTTGTCGTTGAGTTCTGTCATACCTGCAACCCCAGTGATCATAACCCAATCGCCGGTTGACTTGCCATGCGCAGCCGCTGTGATCTGGCACGGGTTTGCCTGAGTCGCTGAGGTGATAGAGGCGGTGGTTGTAATACAGGTCATACCAATGTTAATACGCCACATCAGGCCGTTTACATCTGCTATTCCACACTCCTGCCCATTATCGGTTATTTTCGCAAACGGTGTACCTGATCCGGCCTTGCCGCAATTGGAATATCCGTCACTCACATAGGAGACAGACCCGTCATCGGTATCTCCGAGCGCGTTGTTGTTGCACCCTTTGGGATAGTTTGCCACGCCTGTCGCATCATAATAGGCACAATAAGTGTCTGATGTGGATGCTTGTGCGTGGGCCGTGGTGGTCAGGGCCATGTAAGCGGCAAACTGCCGAGGCTCAACAAAAAAGATAGAGCTTGCATTCACTGCCCCGTCAACACCATCCCTGGCATGTGCGGCATTAATCGCCTCATAATAGGCGTTTGCTGAGCAAGCCGTCAGGTCGGCAACCGGGTTATGATCGGCACTCATGGAAATCGGCAGTCCGTTTTTAATTGAGCTGGCAACAAACCCGGTGCCTTTTGCATTTTTGGAATTATGATACTTATCCCTGAATATACCTTTTTTCAGCACGGCGCCGTTTTTAAAAATATCATGGATGAAATACCCAGCATCATTTGCCTCGGCTTCGGTTGCAAACGCATCCCAGGGAACAACATCAACTTCATTTACTGCCAGCCCGTTGATGCCATCGCCCACTTTTATAAAAGTCTGAGGGCGGTAGACCATAATGGACCCGTCGGAATAGATATAGTTTCCGTAATTCGGGCTGGTGGGGTCTGTATATCCGGACAACGGCAGCATGCCTGACGGCAGGCTGTTTTCTGGACAAATGCCGTTAGGGAACCCGGCTTCTCCCGGGTACCCGGAATAATTGATTTTTGCGGCAGACAGGATGTCTACCTTGGCGGCATATTCCTTAGACATGAAGCCGTCGACTGATGCTGTGGCGACCGGATGACCGTTGGTGCTGCCAAGGTGGCCTTTCACCTCAGCCGCATTCACTTCGTTGGCTCCGCCTTTATCCAGGTAAGTGTCGGTGTCCTGAGTGTGGATCTTGGCGATTTCAGCCGCAGAAGCATTCGGCCCTTCTGATCTTATATAAGTCATCACAGCCTCACTTTCACCAGTTCAATGGTATCGGCAGCGCCCACGGATACAGCGTGGAGTACAGTTGCGTTTGGCCCTAAGACTTCATCTATTGCAAATGTTCCTCCTGCCTTGACAGTCCAGTAGACATCCGTTGTGGGGTCAAAGCTGACACTTGAAATAAGCATGTCAACACTTCCCCTGGCCTGGACGATGTAGCCAGCACAACCGGCAGAGTCTATCGTGACTTCAACGGGGGTGTTTCCAGTGGCGGGTAGGGTTTCGTTAATGGGTAGGTACATTTTAACTCTCCTTTAATTGGTAGTATCTTCCGTTAAACCTTTGTTTCAATCTTTGTATTTGGGCTTCAATTTTCTTTTTTGTGCTTTCCGATCTGACAGATTTGAGCTGCTTGTTAAGTTTTTTAATTTGGGATTCTGTCATCTTGGCCATTCCGTAAAGGCGGTATGCAGGGTCTTGTCTCAAGGTAGCCGCTTCTTCCGGAAATGTTTTTATCTGTTCTGCTATTTGATAAACACGGGTAATGTTTTCCCGGTACATTGTAGAGTCGGTGTAATCTGATTTCTGACCAAACAACCTTCTGGCAAACGGTGTGTCTCTTAACTCCATTTCACCCCGGGCAATCTTGAAGGGAAGTTCTGTAGTGTCTGCGATGAACCTTCCTGCCGAACCAGTCATGGTGTCCCAAACCAAGTCCAATGTTTCAGGTGATACACTCATTGCGCCCGGCTTTATCTGGTTGCCTCCTGATATTGAATTAAGCTGTTTTGCCAGCCAGACAGAGGGTTGCCTTGCGCTCGCCCAATATAGCTCAGAATCAGGCCGTTTTACCCTTGAGAAAGGATTATTTTCAGGCATGAGTGGTGTACCCATCCAGGTTTTGTTTTCACCTACCTGAACAAAAGGGTCCATGATTGTGGGAGAAATTGTTTGCAAAAGGGTTGAAGACTGAAGCGGGTTAAATGCCCCAGCGGTAGCTGTCATTATTCTTGCAAGCCCTTCTGTAATATCGTAATTCGGCTTTGCAATCATGTCCCCAAATTCTGTTCCGATAACCCAAAATACGTTGTACCCCCATGGAGCGGGTATTTTAAAATGCTTTCCGTTTGGCATCATAAAGACGATGTTTCTTTCTTTGGTATGTTCGTCAACCTTATCATAGAAAGGTATCCCGTCATCATCTTCACCGCCTATCCCACGGTTGGCAATAGCCAGCGCAGTTGCGGCCAGCATCGTGCCATATACAAGTTTTCTTGCTTTCGGGCTTCGATATAGAACAGAAAGGATTTTTGCAGACCCCTGAATACCAGCGTTTGAAAACAGATACAAGGAGTTGATAAGTTGACCATATACACCTTTTTGGTTGAAGTTCACAGTCAGCTCTTTGGCGGTCAACGCGGCCTTTCTCTCTGAGACTCCGTTATCGACAAGGGTTTTAAAGGTTGCAAGCCTCATGGAATTTTCCACAATACTATTGTAATCCTCGACCACCTTTCCCAATTTATTCAATGATTTTTTGGTAACATGCCCATCCCGGTAAAGATCTATTTCGCTTTCTAGCTTTTTAACCCGGGACTGAATATCCCCTGCAAAATCAATCCATCCTATCTTGCCGCCGGCATCTTCAAACTGTTTGGCGTATTTGGCCCATTCATGTTTTTTATCACCCCGCCAGTAAGAGTGCATCCCCTTCATGGCCTTTGGGATAGCCTTAATTACACCCTTTTTCTTTTTATGCAACTCAGTATCAGACAGGTTGTATAAAGCTGTCTGGAAGTCTCTGGCAAAGTTGGAGATCATGAATTCAGGAGATAATGTGGTGTTGACCATCGCCAATACCCGGTTAATTCTGCTCAAGGCGTTTACAATGGGGCCTGACTGAAAGTTGTCGCCCCTTAACCCCTCAATGATCCTTTGTGTATGGATATTGTGGGCGGTGACTGAATAAACCTTGCCGTCCAGTTTGATTTTAATTTCGTTGGACTGTTCGCCCATGTCTGTATGCTCGACAATGTTTCCGGCAGAATCATAACCCGGGACTTTCTTGACCGCTGAAATCTGCCATGCTGAATGCGGATATTCCCGGATCATGGCCAGAAACTTTCTGGCAACGTTTGTTTTCTCTGATTTAATTATGGCGGTTTCATACTGAGCTATGGCATGGGCCAGAAGATCAACCGCCCTTTTTGTAGACCCGCCCCTGGTCTTTACATCGCTGCCCAGCATGGAAACGCCCCTGCCCCTGGTCGGCATGGTGTCAAAGCCTTCTCTGTGCAAAGGGGCATAGTGCTGAAACGTATTTTTCATGGCCTTGTATTCTGCAAAAGAGATCCGGCCGGAAGCCCTCATCATCTCAAGCCTGTCTGCGTTCATGGCATCGAACTTGCGACCTATTGCCTGGAACGTCTTATTGTTTCTGTATTTCGCCTGGATCTTCGCTGCTTCCGCATCGGTCATCCCGGATGGTTTTGCCTTAAACGCTTCCCATCTTTTTTTAAAATCTTCTTCCTTTGGGGTTTTTGGGTTGGATAATTCTTTTTCCAAAAGATCAAGATACGCCTCTTGTCTAAAACCAAACGGGTCTTTTTCAAACTTGTCGTCTATTTTTTTGATCTCTTTTTCAATAGCGTTCCCTTTTCTGAGTGCAGCAAGTTTTTTCAATTCAAGGCGCGCGTTGGTCAGCCTCAATCTTGCATTGGCTTCCGGTGCATGCCGGGCATATAAAAACTCGTCTACATCCTTGACGGTCTTTTTTGACAAAGCGATCAACCTGCGGATAGGTTTGAAATGTCGCTCGTCCGCTTCATTGATCTGTGCCTTGGTCTTGCTGATCCTGAGCATTTCTTCTGTGTAAGCATCGGCAAATTCAGGAAGGACACCATTGATTGATTTTTCAATAGACTCCTTAATCTTTTTCAAGGGGTCCATTTGATTGACAATGTTGTGCTTGAAAGTCTCAAATGCGGTAGACGTTTCAGGAAGGTCAAAGGCTTCTCCGTCTTCCCGGAAAGTATCGTAACCATATTTGAGTTTTGCCATGTCACCCTTGAAGCCGGGGAGTTTGGTTTTGACCCATTCGCCAAATCTTTTGATTTCAGCCTTGGAGTATTGGCGATCCGCCGTAGTCTGATACCGTATATCCCTGCTGTCAGTGAAGCGTTGTGACAGGGGGATGGGGTTGCCTTGGTTGTCGTAGGTTACGGGGTCAGCGAGTTTTATCTGGTTAGCATTAAATACCACATAAGAGTCAAAACCATCTGCACCAGGGGAGGGGCTATCATGGAAAATAACACCATCGAATCCTCGCCTTTTAATTGATTCCATGATGCTGTTTTGTGCGTCGCGCCCTGCGTCAGTCCACAACTCTCCATACATCATTGCATCCATCGGGTCCCAGTCAGGGTCTTCAAACTTTTCTTGTATCTGTGCAATTTCTTCAGCGTCAAATCTGGAATCAATTATTTCCTGAAGCGTTTTTTTGTTTTCGCTGATTATGTTGCCACGTCGTGCATCAAACATATTTTTTGTTTTTAAATATGCCTTATGGACACCACCTGAATATTCTCCTGCGAACGGGTACTCTGCAAACCCTTCATCTTCTGTAAAATAAATACCACCTGCCTTTTCTTTAAACTCGGTGAAGTCTGATTTTGTCCCATGATACACCGGCCCCACCGCAAACCCAGCCGCCTTCGCCGCTTCCTCAACCATCACCTGAGCCGTTTCCATATCCCCCCGCTCAACAGCGGCAAGGTATTCCTGGTCGGTGGATTCGGACATTGCCATTGACATCTGCCCGGCAGGGATTCTCCAAATACCATCCTCCCCGCGTACCAATGAATCTGCATTGGCGGAAAGATAGCTACCGGTAGGCAACACAGCGTTAATATCAACCTCCATGGGGATAATTTCAGGTGTGCCCCTTGATATAGCCTGCTGCCCGAATCGCTTGGCTGTTTTTTTATCAAATGCAAAAAACGGGAAACTTTTTATCTTGCCTGTTTTTTCAATGTTGGTAGCTGCTGCTTTATTTGTCCCATGATAAAGCGTGACAGTGCCTTTTTCTTCATTCAAGCTGCTTGCAAACCCCTGATCCTTGATATACTGGATGGTCTGCTTTCGCATAAAATCGTTAGACATCGCCACCCCCGCACCATCCCGGCTTATCAAAACATCTTCGGGTTTCTGCCCTTCCTGCAACAGCCCTTCCTCCATCATCATCTTCTCAAGGGTTTTCCAGGGGGGTATCAGCTTGCGTTGGGCAGGGGTCATGTCAAGGCGGCGTTGGGTGAGGCGGGATTGGGCTTCGCCGGTTAACCGCTGGTAGGCCATGTGCCGCACTTTACGGTCGGCCTCTTTGTGGATCTCAACGGCAGTTTGGACATCTCCTTTTTCCAAAAATTCGTCTGACTCTTGATAAAGTTTCTGGATTTCAGGAGATTTGCGAATCGGCATCAATACATCGTTCTGGTCTTCTGCTGAGTTGAAACTGCTGGTATTTCCGCCCCATGCGAACCCCTCTTGGCTCTGAACGACGTGCTGTAATTCGTGAAGAATGATTGACCGGGCTTCCTTTTTTGAAACCTCTGGTTTGTTGATCGTGATGGTTCCAATTTCCTCAGACTGGCCTGGCATAAATGCGCCACGCTCCCCGCCGATATTCCCATTCATGATCTTAATATCGCCAAGGTGGGGGTATGCTTTGAAAAAATCAGGGTGCTTAACAACATCCTTCACCCGGATGCCTATATTGTCTTTGCTGTAAACGTTGTCAGGGATCTTGTCGTAATCGAACGTGAACCCAGAATCGTCTATCTCGTACGAAAAAACATCCGATCCCGGTACGATCTCCCACCACCCGGTATCCTTCCATACCTTTACACGAGATACTCCGCTATCACGCATCTGCTGCGCTTCAAAGGCTTTGGATTTGTCGGCTGTGCGGGATTCAGGGCCGGCGAAGGTGTAGCGGATGTCGGGGTTGTTCGGGTCGAAGGTGCCTTTGTTGAATACGGATTTGATTTGGGTTGGGGAGAAGGCTACATAGACAGTCCCAGGGATAGGCCGGAGTGTTCCGTACGGGTCATTTGATTGTGGCGTATCTTCTCCATTCTCAAAAATAACCCCATCGTGTCCTTTTTTCTTTGCCTCAAAGATCGCCTTCCCTCTTTGCGAGCCAACGTGTTCTCCCTTCAAGTCTATAACCAACGGGTTTTGCATTGATATATACACAGGGAGAATTTGCCCCCCCGTCCTGGATGCCCAGTTTGACCCGAAAACATTCGGAGGGACAATCTTCCCTTTGGACCTTTCAACCCCTGCGTATTGCTCGGCCAATTTCGGGTTATCCGAAAAGAACGAGCTCCCTTTATCAAAAGCGTTAAGGTCTTCATATTCATCGGAGCGGCCGTGATAAACCACCAACGGCTTACCATCTTCATTCACCACCTTGCTGTCACCGAACCAGTCACGGAATGCCTTGCTGTTTATCCCCGGTGCCGGCGCAAACTCCCTCTCCATCACCTCATCCAAAACAGAAACCAAAGCATCTTGCGATTCTCTCAGGTTGGATACAAACATCTCTGCCCGGGGGTAGATGCTTCTGATTTTATCAAGGATGGATTGCAGAACATCAATGATGCGCTCTGTCATGGTCCGGTTCTGGTTTACAAGCTTCTGCCAAAACTCAGTTTTGTGGAACTGATCAAAGGTAAAATCGCCAATAAACTCTTCGTAAAATTCTTCTTTCTTGGCTTCTGACAACTCCCCGAAGTCCAGACCTTCTCTGGATTTGACAAGGGTTGCAACATACCTTTCAAAGTTTTTGTCGGATACCCTGAGAGTGTTCAGGAGGAAGTCGTACAGATCCGGATGATTGCGCTCAAGCTGATGGATAAACTCATGCCCGACAATCGGTAACAGGGGATCATCGGCCTTGACGTTGATATAAACAACACGCTCGCCCTTGTTGGTGAACCCGTTGGCTGTGGAAAGTTTGGGATGATCAGACTTGAAGAAAAAGACCTGAAGCCCTAATGCTTCCGCAACCTTTTGGACCTGTCTATTGGTTTTGGTAATGCTTCTGACGAGTTGGGTAGTACCATCCGGATCTTGGTATCCGAATAGGTTGCTGAACCGTCTTTCTGCATCCGAGAAGCTAATCTTTTCGCTTCGCTGTTGCTTATCTGAAGGTGCAGCCCGTTTTCCAGCCAGAGTCCTGCCATTTGTATTCTCCTTTTTGGTTAGTTTGCCAGACTGGGCGTGGGTTTGTCCAGTCTGAAACTTCCTGATTGCATCCAGTTTTTCGCCGTTGCGCTCAAGCAGGGCTATTTGGTCGAGTACTTTCTGGTCCCATATCACATAGTTTGAATTACCAGTCTCGGATTTTAAATCTTTAACCTTTGATTCTCGATATTTTATTTCAGATTCTATTTCTTCGATTTTCGTTTGACGAGATGTGAAGAATCTTTTCGTCAATCCCTTGTTCGCTCTGTTGTTATTAATCTCTTGCTTTATTCCTTTAGCTTCTTTTTTTAGCTTTTGGATTGTATCTTTTATTTCTCCGATCTCTCGCTTTATTTGTGTTGGTCTATTACGGCTCATGCCGTCCAGATAGCGGTTGCCGGGAATGCCGATGGAGGCGAGATATTCGGAGGCGGCCTGTTGTGAAGACGCCCACCCTATCTTATCGCTTTCTTCTGCCCGAACCCAATTATATAAGTCTTGACCATTCGCTATTTTCCTGTTAACCGGGTTCCTGGCCTCCATATCTTTTTCAAAGCGTTTGACGGTTGGTTCAATCTTCTTTTTGACATACTCACTCTGCTCACTCAGCGGCGCATCCCAATCAAGCAATTTTGGAATCACTTGGTCCGGGATATCAAGTTTGTAGGTGCCGCCTGTTAGGATATACGGCTCGCTTTTTCCTGTTTCATATATTGGATATTCTTGCCCATTACGGATAACGAAATCGCCGTCGAATTTGTCAGTTTCCAGGATAGGAGATTTTGACAAACCTTCGTGGTAGTACACTCCGATTTCTGCCGCCTCGGCAGTATAAAATCCCCACCCATAAGCCGCAGCCCCTTCCCCGGTCCCTATCTTATCCAGCCTGGGCCGGCCATGGGGGAAGCCGGGTTCCGGGGGCCAAATGTGGGGGGTGCCGTGGTAGGTGGTTTGGAATCTTAACCCACCCGTCTTTGTCGCCTGCCTGATTTTCTCTGCCCGGTCTGCCTGGTCCCCCTTTTTATAGGTCAGAACCTTAATGCCTTGCTGGTTAAGTTTCCTTCTTGTGGCTATCGGTGTGCCGGCAGGAACAATAGCATAAGCGAACTCATCAAGGCCAACTGCCCTTTGAATTTTCCCTTCAAAGTATTCGGTGGGAAGGTTTTGAAGTTTGCCAACAAACTCACGGATCGCGTCAACATCAACACCTGGTTCATAGTAATCGCTGTTCTCTCCAAACACGCCATCAAAATTCCGGTCGTCTATGGCCTCTTTAATGTGTTCAGAAAAATTATCCTGTGCGCCAAACCTGGGGGCATGTTTCAGATATGGCTGAACTTCATTGAACAATTCATCAAACTCTTTATTGACCTCATCCTTGACCTTTTCCATGTCCTGTTTGGAAATGATGTCATCCCTGCTATCCTGAATCTGCTTGACAGTCCTGAACTGCCTGGCCACTTTTGAGCGAATGGAGGGAACCCCGTAATTGAACCCCTCTCCATCCTGCAACTCTCTTTTCAGAATACGGACAACCGTATCAAGATCATGCTTTAGGTATTTTCTGTTGCCAGAATACGTGAACCCGTCGAATATCTTTTCTTCTTCCTGGATACCAAGGGTATCGATTTTCTGATCAACCCATGCGTCAAACTTATCCCTGCCGAATTTATCAACGGCTTTTCTCATGGCCTGCCGGGATTCCCACACGGAATAATCTACATTCTTCGGCAGCCTGCCCTTTTCTTTAAGGAAGGCATATTCAACCAGTGGGGATGTTTTTAATGTGAACCGGTCCAGAACGCTTTTGCCGTCCATGCTGCCGACGACGCTCATGGGGTGGTCAATTTCAATCCTGCCGGTTTCCGGTTTCGGAATAGTCTTGTAGGCGTCATTCAGGAAATCAACCAGATTTCTTTCATCTTTTGCCGTCAGCTTATATTGAACAGATGGATACCTTGGAGAATAAACATCGGCATTGAAATATTTATTCCCGGCCTTCCCTGGGCCAAGTTGATCTTTGTCTGCAATCAGGGTGATATCACCAAAAGAATCGAACTCTGACTTTTCAACGTCGATAACTGCGGTACTCGGGACAGGCAGGCCACCCATCTTTAGGGCATGGTTCAGATTTGCACCAGTCAGATTATGAACGATGGCAAGGTTTTTGTTGTTAGCACTGGTCTGAAATTTCAGATCACCCTTCGCCCTCCCCACAAACCCCCCATCAACTTCCACAACCTCATGGGTATCCTTTGCCTTGGCACGGATAAGGGCCATCTTTGCAGTGCCTTTGTTGGGGAAGGGTTTGCCGGATTTGGGGAGGATGTCGGGTTGTGCTTTAGAAGAAACGCCCCCTGTCGTTGCGCTTGCGGCAGAGGTGGCGGGGGCAAGATCCGGGTAATCCTTCAGCACTTCGGGCGGTACGGGTTTATTGTCGGTAAGGGCTTGTTTGACCACCCTTTTGAATATTGCCTTGTGTGAATCAGGGTGAAATTCATCTTTGCTTTCTTCATAAAAGCGGAACGGGTCTTTTGATTTTGAAAAAGAAGCCGCAACATCTTGCCATGTCGCGCCCTGTTTTTCATACTTTAACCCTATTTCTTGTTTTAAAAAATCGGTCAATCTATTTGTTGCCACCCCGTCAGCAGATGCACCGGGGGTCTGCTGCTCAGTGTCCTTTTGAACCTCAGTGGGCGGGGTGGTCTTTTCAATACTTACAAGCTCGTTGCTGGTTGGAACGTACACCCTGAAATCATTGTCCCCGACACTTGGCGGGTGCATGAATGTAACCGCATCATATCCATTTTTTTTGGCCTGCTTCAGTTCAGAACCAATAACATCGTCTATATCTTCCCCCAAAAACAATGCCTCGTCTACCTTGCCGGCAATGTCTTTAACCTTGTTGAGTTTATGAGATACCGGCAAAACTCTTTTTGCTCCACCGGTACCCCCGCCTAAATGTACGCCCTCAGAAAATGCACGGGCTTCTTCCTGGTTATCGGTGAGATACGGTATTCCTTCAAACGTTTCAAAATCCTTGGCTGCCGTGCCATGGAAAAGCTGTTTCGGAACATCTAAGGATTCCTTGTCAGTTGATTTATTGTCAACCTTAACAGAATCATCCGTTACTTTTTCAAGATTATTGTCAACCTTAACCGCCTCATCCATCTGCTGATCCAGTCCGGCAAACGGCTTATACCCATCCACTTTCACAGTATCAAACGGCACCACACGTTTAGAAACACCGTCTTTCATCAACACGCCATCTGCGTTGGTGTCTCCCACTGTCCATTCATCCCGGACACCTTCAACCTCTCCCACAAACTTATCACCTGGCTTCAGTTCCCCGGCTTCAAATTCTGCGCCGGCGTAAACTTCATACCCTTTTCTCTCAAGGTCGTTTGCCATGTCCTGGGACACATAGCCGCCTTCAGTCTTGCGGTATGTGTCTGCGGCATTTTTGAGAAGTTGAAAGCGGTCGAACTGTTTCGATGTCATCTTCTGGCCGCTGGTGTATTTGTCAATCAGCCCGGCTATTTCTTTTCTGGAAAAAAGCTGACCTTTGGGCATATTGGCGTTAAGATCCCGCATCCATTTGGGGGAACTTGCAGAAAAACCAATGGTTTCATCCTGAAACATATTGGCCTGAGTAACGCCTTTGGTTTCGCTGCCAAGGGCTTCGGCTTTCATTTGCTGCAATGCGTAAGCCGTTTCGCTTGATGGCGGAGCGGGTTTGGGTTGGCCTTCACGGTCGATCTGTCGCTGTCGTTTTGCCGCTTCCAGTCTCACCCTATCCTTTGGTCCGGCCAATTCGATAAGTCTGGATTCAAGGGCCTGGATTTTCTTCCGATCATCCTGGGACGGGCGTTTTTTCTTATTGATAAGATTTAACTGGTTCTGGACCCTGCGGACATCCTGCTGTTTTTCAATCTCCCGGCGTTGCTGGCCCCAATAGGATTCTTCTTCCTGCTGTCTGCCAAACTCTGTCTGGTCGGTTTCAGGGACTTCCACTGTCCGGCCCTGCCATTGCTCCATTTGCCTGCCGGTCGCTTCGTCAGCGGCTTCTATTTGGCGCATACGGGCATCGTTTTGCTGCGCCTGGGTCAAGGGCGGTTGGTTCATCCGGGTTGCCATGGCCCAATCCTCAAGGCCTGCTTCCTGGTAGGTGGATGGATCAAAGGGTCTTTCCCTGGTATCGGTAGTTTCTTTGGTCAGGGTATCCCCGGCGATTATCTGTTCCAATTTCCGGTCAACGTCTGCGGTTGCTTCGGGATCTCCGTTGATGGAGTCGATGGCGGTTTGGGCGGGGTCTTTTTTCCCGGCTACCTGTGGTCCTTCTGCGCCTCTTTGCGTAACAAGAGACGCACCACGAACAAGACCGCCAAACGGTGCAGCTACCGCACCTTCATACATTCCGCCTTTCGTCGTCTCTGCAAATCGTTCAACAAACTGGTTCACCCGGTCTTCTGCTGGCGCACCTTCTGTTTTTGCCCATATCTCTGTCGCCAATTCAGGGTATTTCTGGGCCCATTCTGTGACAAATTCAGTTCCCATTGCCCCAACAATATCCCGTGCCGCACCCATGCCTTTTTTGGTTGGTTTCCAAAGCTTCAGCGCCCTGTTCAAAGAAAGGGCTTCGAGCGGGGCTTGCATGGCAGCGTTGGCAAGGCTGGCCTGAATTGCTCTGACAACTGGAACGTCTTGCTCTCTTAGGGTTTCGTATGTTCCACCAGCGATCTGCGAACCCATAAAGGCGGTGCTGCCAACCAGACCTCCAGGTGTCAACGCAACCCCTAATTGTGCGCCTACCTGGGGGGACATCCTTACGACATCTTCAACGTATCCCCGCCACCCCTCAGACCTTTTATAGTCTGGGTCCGGCTTTAAAATATCAGCGTCTGCCGCACCATAAACGGCCTTTTTCAAATTACCCGCCATAGACCCCTGGGCTGTATCGGCCAGCATCTTAGCCGCACCAAGCCCGGACCGCACAACATCCTTTGCGCCTTCTTGGAGCGGATCAATTATTTTCAGATCCGGCCCCTGGTCTATTTCTGACTGGTCTGTCGGCCACCCCAATTTCCAATTTGAAGCGGCCGGCTTTTGCTTGTCTCCGGGCCATCCCGTTTGCCATGATGCCATTTATTTCCCAACCTTTACAAGGGGTTCGCCTTCATCTACCACAGAGACGGAAATTGTACCGTCCTCGTTTTGTTTTGCGTCAAACTTGATACCACTGTTGCTCAGTTCGATAAAAACCTTCTTCATGTGGCTTTCATTTTGAGGCTTAAAAATAATTGTGCCATTTTCGGGGTTAAAGCCTCCCTTTGTGATTTTTAAGGCATCCTTTACGGCTTTTGACTCGTTGACACCATATTTGCCAAGAAGGCTGCCCATGTTGCCCCGGAATTGGTCATTGTCGGTAATAGACGGAAGGTCGCCACCAAAATTAAGGCCCTGACCTTCGGCTTTGCCACCGCCCTTATCCGAGTCTGGCCCGGGGGGTGGGGCATCCGGCGCAGCCTCAACCGGGTTCCCATAAACATCAACGATGCCCTGGGGCGTTAAATATCCCATCCGACCCGTCTCTGGGTCGTGAACTTTTTGCCAACCCTGCATCATGGCGTCAAACTCTGTTGCAGCCATAGCCTTCAGCTTGGCAGGGTCTTCGCCGGTAAGGTTGTTTTTCTCCGCGTCCGCAATATGTTCGAGCTTTTTGAGGTTGTATTCTGAAGATCCTGGAGTGATGCTGCCTTTATCGCCCTTGACCCATTGTTCGTAGGTGCCTTTGTGCCCATTCTGGACAGCAAGCTGCCATTCCCTAAAAGAAGTTGGCGCTTCTGTTCGTTTGGGCTTGCCAAGTTGTTCAGTCTGCGCCGCTCTATAGTCCAAAAGGGATTGGTCCATTTTGGCTTGTTGTGCCCTCTCCGCCTCTTTGTCCTGACGCCCCAAAAGCGATTCAGTCATACCCAGCCGCCCCCGTGGAGACATGCTCAATAAAAGATCCTGCTGAGATACCGGCACCGAATATTCGGTGCCGCCTGCGGAATCTGGACCCATAAGCCCCGCCTTTTGCCCCAATATCCTACTGGCTGCATCGGCATCAGCAAGGCCTGTGGTTTCAAGCACGTTCTGTTTTTGCCGGTCTTCCTGCGCAATCTGATCCTGCTTAAACCGCTGCACCATATTGGACGTAAGCTGCATCATGTCAGGTGTCATCTTGCCGGCATATTTCTGTTTCAAGCCATCCAGCCCCGCCTTGACGTCTCCGCCGGAATCAAGGACAGACATCAGCTCCATGCCGAACTGAGCAACCATTTTCCTTTCCTGCTGGTCTTTGGCGTACCGCTCTTCCTCTCTTTGGAGCAAAGACCTTTGCCGGTCTTCTGCCATATACCGGGGAAGGTTTTGTACTGATGCGGGTGTCATGAAATCCATAGTTTCTCCTAAAAAAGTTTGCTGCCAATGTTTTTCAGCCCTGACCACGCATCCTTGCCAAGACCTACGATATCTGAAATCCCGGCCCCTGCCGTACCGATCCCCTTGATGTAATCAAGAACACCGGGTTCTGCGGCGTCTGTTCTCGCCTGAAGTTCATCCCGGTTTAGCGCAAGCCCTTTGTCTTTTGCTGACAAAACAGTTTCCATATCGGCCAGTTCTTTCAGCTTTTCCAGATAATTCAAAACAGGCTGATTGGATGCCAAGGCCACATCTTCCTGCATGGACTGATTAGCGTTTTCCATCCCGGTGTTTATGGCCGTGTTCTGCTTGTCAAACAAGCCAAAAGCCGTGTCCCTGTTTGGCTTCGGCGTCCAGGTGACCTTTTGCCCTCCCACCATCCGGGACATTTTGTTTCCGGAAAGCTCTGAAATCAAATTATCAAGAAGCCCCTGTTGATTGTTCAACAGCGATCCTCTTTCTTCCTGCGCTTTGGTTACAGCATCTGTCATGCCTGTTTTCTGCTTCTGCATTTCAGACAGCATCTGGTCATAGACAGAGTTCACATAGTCTTCCCAGACCGTGGGAGCGTTTGCATTGTAAGAATAATTCATATTGCCTCCATTTTGGCTTAATATGCCCCCTGTGATATTTTGATCACCACCGACGTTTGATAACACACCGGCCTTGCTTGATGTATCCTTAGTCTCAGAGTCTGGCACTGTGTAACGTAGCCCGCCAGATAGCCCTAGATCATCTGCAGTTTTTCCTGGTAACTTAGATGCATCTACAACGTATGTAAACCCAGGAGTTAACGAACCACGTAAATCTTCGGTGCTTCTGCCACTAAGACCTTTTTTCTCTGCCTTTATAAGAGCAACTCTTGGATCATTTATAGAAAGACGTACAGTTTTGTTTCTCTGTGCACCATCAGGTCCCACTACCACTGAATAGGAAGAATTCTTAATCCCCATTTCATCTGCAGTGCGCCCAGCCATTCCATTTACAGTTCCCTTCGGTTCAACTCTAATCTGTCTTTCGGGTGGCTCCACTCCAGCTTGATATGCTTCTATATCTGGCAACGAATGAGCTATAAAATCATTGAGCACACTTTCAGGAGTAGTCCCTTTATCAAGGCGCCCACCAAAACGAAAATTTTTATTTCTTGCCAGTAGATCATTAACAGGGATACCTTGTGAAGATAGTACGTCGAAATATTGGTCAAATGCCTCAACTAACTGCTTCTCAATTTCCCCATCTTTGCCTGTTTCACTGACGCCGACAACATAATCATATTTTTCAGATGATGGTTTAATTGTACTGGCTTGGGTCTTTTTATCCTGCTGTGGGCCATAATACTTTCCGTTGTTATATCCATATAGAGGTTGGGTTCCGGAAAATCCGATTTTGGGTTTGTCCCCGAACATACCTCCAAGTATCTTTGGCAAAACAAAGGACGCCACGCCAAGAAACGGTGCTGCTGCCGCAAGCGTGCTTCCAGTTGCCACCGCAGCTCCCGAGCCTGGGCCTTGATACGCAGTTATCCCTCCGGGCAAAAGGCCACCAGTTCCAACAGATGCCCCGCCCCCTGCATTCATCAACCACTTGCCTGCGTCCAACAAGCCTTTGACATCAGAAAGGCCACCAAGTATATTCTGGTCTTCAGCCATTACATCAGATTCCAGTCATATTGCGATAAAAGTTTATACGGTTCCAGCGGGTCTGAGCTTGTCGAAGATTGCCCCAACTGTGCAATATTAGCCAGCATTGCCGGGAGTTGCGCCTTCAATGCTGCGTTGTTCATCTGGGATTCGTACCCCTTCTGCGCCCCGGTCTGGACAATATCACCCATGCCTTTTGAAATTGCGTCAGAGGCAACGGAACTGTTAAGGATGTTTCTTCCCGCCAGGCTGTTCAAAATCCCCTGGAGCTGATCTTTCATGCCCCTTCGGGACTGAGTTTCAAAAAGCTCCTGGGCCGCCTGGGTGGATTTGTCGATGTTGCCTTCGTACCCCTCAACGGATTCAAGAAGTTTCGGAATCAGGCTTTCAAGAATTTGGAGCTGGTATTCTTCGGGCAATCCAGATCTGGATTGCTGGTATTTGTCAGGCTGAAAAATATCTACTGGTGGCGCTTGGCTGGCCGTATCCTGGATGTGGCCATCTGGTGGATCTTGGCTGGCCGTATCCTGGATGTGGCCATAAGGCGTGTAAGGCGTGTAGTGATTCACTCCTTCGTATTGGCCGTATTTCTCATAGTGCTGCTGAGGGGTTAGACCATGCTCCCTGAAAGCATCGAGCGTGCTGGCAAGGTCCCATGTCTTGCCCTGATAGCCTATATCGTTGAGCTGTGCTACCTTGTTCTGCATATAGGCGTCTATATTGAACGGCGTGGGATACAAGCTGGGGGTTGTTGACGTTAGTCCAGATCCAGACTGACCAGGCGCTTGGTTGGCCTCCTCCTGGCTGTTGCCATAAGGCGTGTAGTGATTCACTCCTTCGTATTGGCCGTATTGCTCATAGTGCTGCTGAGGGGTCAGACCATGCTCCTTTAAAGCATCGAGCGTACTGTCAAGGTCCCATGTCTTGCCCTGATAGCCTATATCGTTGAGCTGTGCTACCTTGTTCTGCAT